ATGAACACAGGTAACCATGACAATTCCGACGCCCAAACTGACTACTTTGATGTGGGTTGGTATGTGGATGTAAACATTGGCAAGTGGAATAAGCCTTATATCTTGGAGAAATAAAATGAAAGATGCAAAAAAAGTCGTAGGTTTTAATCATTACTGGGTTACTAAAAACGGTGAACTGTACTCAACTAAATCCGGCGAGCCGTCTAAGATTAAAGGTAGCCTCTGCCGTGGTTATATAACTGTCAAATTGTCTGACGGTGATCGTGTACGAAATGTGTTGATGCATCGTTTGGTTGCTGAGGTGTTTCTGCCTAAACAGCGCGGCAAGAATATTGTTAACCACATTGATGGTGTTAAGACTAACAACAAGGTTTCTAACCTTGAATGGACTGACCATCGCGGTAACATGGATCATTACAAGGAAAAACTTGCACCTACTTACCGTGTTAAAAAGTTGAAGGCAAAGCAGGATCTTGTCAACTCTAAGCAAATGATTGTTAATCTGGGTTATGAAGTTTACAAAGAATACCCTGATGAATTTATCAAATTGTTCGGTGCAACATACGACTTGAAATAATATGAACGATTGGGATAAAAACAATTTGCAATTCATTCTCAGTTTAAATGAGGATGAATTTCAAACTTGGTATGAATGTTTGGATGAGGATGATGTTGCTTATGCAATGGAACTACTCCGAACAGCAAGGTCTGAAATTCATGTGCAGTTGGCATCACTGCATGATGATATTTTTGATGTAACTGATGCCAAAAATGTTCTTAAACAATTTACTCTCAAAGGAGTTTGAAAATGAATCAATATTGGGTACTCGTTAAGTATAAGGATGAACCGGGCGCAGGTTTCGGTCGTATGTATATCAATGCGGACAATCCTTACCAAGCTATCCAAATGGCTAAAGGTATGTATGGTCGTTTGCTGATTTCCGAATCAGCTAACCCTGTGTAATTCGGGCAAAATAATGGTTGACAGTTATTACGCCCGGTATTACAATAATAACTGTCGAATGACATTTTCATTAACTAAGCTATGTAAAGGAAACTAAAATGGCTAACTCTAATCAAACTTTCAAAGTCGCTGGTATCACTGTTCACAATGGTAATGCTAAGGTTCGTTTCACTGATGATATGATTCGTCGTATCAAACAATTCACTAAGGGTGGTGCGACTCGTGCTGACTTTGTTGAATTGCCCAATGAAATGACAAAGATTGAAGCACTAAAGTATCTGCAAACTCATGCAGACTTCCAAAGTGCTGAGGATCAAGCGACTATTGCTGATACCCTCGCTGACAAAGAAAAAGAAGCCAACAAAGGCACTGTCAAAGTTAAAGCTACTAAGACTAAGCCTAGCGTTGAAGCTATCAAAGCCCGCGCAAAAAAGAATGTCACTGTTGAAGACGTTCTCGCCGCAACACAAGACAATCCCGCTTAATTATAAGGGCTACGGCCCTTTAACATTTTAAGGACACTTAGATGCGATCCTCACTGTTGAACCGACTTGCTGTACCCCGTCGAACATTCGATCCCTCTAAGAAGGAAGACCAACTAGAACTCAAGCATTATCTCAAGCATGGTGTTTGGAAAGGCAGTTGCCCGTTCTATGAGGAATTTCCTTGGGATGACATTCCAGCAATGTGCAAACACAAATATGCAGAGTATATGCTGAATGCAAAATAAAAAAGCCCCGAAAGGGGCTTTTTCATGGGTCGTTTACTGATTTAATAATCCAGAAGTCTCCGGACATATTGACAGGCTTGAACGAAATTGTTTGTATTATACCTGCCAGAGTCCGTATCGTCCCTTGTTCACGTTGTAGTTTATAGATACTTCACTGGCACTCAATGCACGATTGTATACTCTGAATATTGACCATCTACCTGCTAGATAACTATTGTCGCCCAAGTTTGTCGCTGAAGGTGCCATCAACGCATAATAAAGATTGTATCCATTGGCCCAGGGTGTTTGCCTTGTACCCGTTGTTGTGTTGCCGGCTACATTATTGAGATATGTTCTAAACGTAGTTCCATCATACGTAAATACAGTTTGATTCCAGGTGCTACGATTGTATGTGCCTGCGCTAACTGATGACAGATTCCATATTCGCATGTTCATTGTACCAGTATCAATCTCCATTTGAGTATCGTACCATCCACCGTCTAACGTTGATGATCCATTTTCAGCAACCATGCCACCGTTGTCACTTGTAGCATATGTCCACATTTCTATTGTTAAAGTAGCATTACTAGGGCTATTAAATTTTGAAACTAGATTACTCGTAAACACATATTGATTTGTACCATTGAATGTAAGATAACTTCCGGTGCCAGCAGATGTGTATGTAGGTGAATTGAATAAGGTACTTGCACCCATACCTTGTCCTGATATGTCTGACACACTACTACCTGATCCTGAATAACTTGATGTATTGCCAATATCAAGGTAATAAACTAGCCCACTAGTAACTATACGTGGAATGTTGTTCATCATAGACTGTATTATGCCAGTCATACGCCGTATACTCCCCGCATTGCATTAAAGTTTTGTTTAACTTGTTGCGCTGTCAATGCAATATTGTATATCAAACTTTGACCTATTTGTCCGTTCATTGGATAACTACCGGTAGCACTTGCTCCGGTGTATGCACTTAACCCAATCCAACAATTTTGATTGTTACTCATAGTACCAGTGGTTGTATCAGTCTGTGAATTAACCAAAACACCATCAACATACATATACAGTGTATCTAATGCAACACTTCTAACAAATACAGCATTGTGCCACACCCCATCACATAGATTGGTGCTACCACCTAAACTATTGTAGTTTAAATTTGTTATTGCTATGTCGGCTTGTATTGATCCAGATGTTTGATTTAAAAATAATCTATAATTCCAAGGAGTTCCGGCAGTAGTTTCTTTACTAAACAACATTTGATATGTTGTAGTTACTGAACTTTTAAACCAAGAACTCAATGTAAATGTTTCCGAACTAAGATATTGCCCAGTGTTAATGTATCTGTAATTTGTTGCACCATTAAATCCAAAACTTGGTGCCCTCGCTGTAGAGTAAGTTACACCATTTACTAAGGTAGTGGTATATTTATTAGGACTTAAATCATAACAACTTGTACCCGAGCCCGGGTAACTACTAGATAATTGTGGTTCTAATCTTAACTGTAATCCGTCAGTAATAATCTGCCCTGGTTGGGAAGATAACGAACTCATTATTCCAGACATTAACTTACTCCAGTGCCGTTAATGAACCATGTATCACTGGCTACCTTCATTAATGTTGCCATACCATATGTGCCTACAACTCTATTACCTGCACTGGAACTACCTGCCATATACAGTGTAACACCTGCCGCCGCATTCACCAGAATATTACCTGCAGCCTGTACTACAATGGTGATTGCAGTTCCTGTAGCAAAGCTAGTTGTAGCATTATTAGGTATGGTTAATGTTAAGTTACCCGCTGTAGTAGAGTAATAATGTTTACCACCATCCGTTGCTGCTAATGTAGTATTGCTTGCTACAATTTGTGGGATATCACGATAACCTATAGCAAATCCAGCTGTATTGCCAGTTATATTACCGCTTACATTTAAATTGCCGGTGATAGTAACACCTGTATTAGCAATATTAGCAACAATAGCAGTATTATCTACACCACCTGCAAAAATCTTAACATTTTTACCAGGAACACTTGTACCAATTGCTAAGTTACCACCACTTTGACTTGCGTTACTAGTGTTACCTTGAGCATACATGTAACTATCAGCCGCAAATACAATATTACCTAAACTGTTTGTAGGAGTATTAGCATCGTAGCCACTGTTAATAATACCCATGTCTAAGTAGTTTACTGTATCATTGCCGTTATCTGCGGTAGCAATAAAGTCAACTGTAGCGTCTGCACCTACATTCTTATTCTGAATAGTTAGTTGTGTGTAATTGTTTACATTAGAAACAAATCCAGCCATTGTATTTGACAATGGTGTGAATGTTGGTCCTGCTAATATTGAGTTAACACCTGTAGTAACAGTACCCGGTACTAATACTGTACCTGATCCAGCTGTTCCTACTTGAAGATTAGCATTTAAACCAACTTGACCACTAGTACCGGCGTAATTCAATGTGATGTTACGGGCACCATTGTTTCCTAATAAGTAACCATTGCCACCAATTAGAACACCTGCTGTGGCACTTGCAGTTGTGTCAGGATAGATTGATGGGTTTTGTCCCATAGTCATGTAGCTGTTGCTATCACCTGACTTCAATCTTGAGTTACTGTTGCCTAACTGGAAGCCGCCGGTTGCTTGATTACCTGATATAAAGTAACCAGTTGTTGAAATGTTAGCAGTAGCAACAACTGTAGCAACTCCTAAATTACCTACGTTAGCATTACCTGATATGTTTGCAGTACCAGTAATGTTTGCTCCAGTACCAGTAATAGTAACTACATTGTTGCCTACTGCGGCGATAGTTACATTGCCGTTAGCAGTTGCGATATTTACGTTGCTATTACCATTAGCAATGTTTGAACTGCCACCTAGTGACACTTGAGCACCGTTAGCATAATTGACACTGAATGTATTGCCTGGCAATGTTAAGTTACCATCATTGCCGAACGTCCAACTATAAATGTCATTCGTCGTAATTACTACTGAATTAGATTGATATCCTTCAATAGACACATATGTCGGGGCATAACCAAACGCACCCACAATATTACCTGAATTCGTAAATCTAATGGCATCAGTCGATGTAATATTTGCGAATGTTACATTGTCGGTTGTATTTAAGTCTTGGTTGAATGGGCTTCCAACAGCATCGAATACACCATTGCCATACAATACATTACTTGAGTTACCGTCAAAGTTAACAGTAGAAATATTTCCTAAACCAGTTACATTAGCAGCAGCAACAGTACCTGTCCATGCTGTATTTTGTACTGTATTATCTGAGAATGTTATGCTTGAGCCTGCCTTAGTAAAACGGAATGTGTTATTAGCATCTTCAATTCTTGCAAACTCATTGTTGGCTAAGAAGCCGCCAGTTGAAAATACAATATCATTTACTACACCCAATGAACCAGTTGATAAAACTAAATTACCACCATAGCTTCCTGCAAAACTTTCTACAAAGAAGTATCCGTCACCTGGACCTGTAATTGTATAATTAGCGTCACCAAACTCTGAGCTAGTAAAGCCCATGTCAGCCCAGCCCTGAGAATCTGTGCTATTGTCACCATACGCAATCCAGTCAGCACTACCAGTAGATAAAGAATTTTTGATTGCTGCTTGAATGTACTGGTCACCTGAGTGGAATATAACTAGTGTTGGTTCTGTCAATCCAGCAGCATCAGCACTTGGACCAACAAATAAACTTTGTCCACCGACAAACATATTGCCCGATGAGTGTATCTCGTTGCCACCGTGAATATTTCCTTGCACTCCTACACCACCTGCAACCTTCAATGCACCTGATCCTGGATTAACAGACTGAGTGGTATTTGATATGTTAGCGACCCCAGTAATACTTAAAGTGTTAGCACGTAAATTTCCTGAACCAGAAAATGATCCGTTACCATAAAGTATATTTCCTGCGTTACCGTCTAATGACACCGTTGCAATATTACCGATACCTGTAACATTCGCAACAGCTACTGAATTAGCTAACGCAGCAATGTTAGCAGTATTGGCTGAGTTCGCATAATTTGCATTACCGATGTTCGTAATGTTGGATCCGTCACCACTTAAATATTCACTCCATAAATATGTCGTTTCAAGTATATTTCCAGAAACATTTCCTATAATATTAACGGCGTTTATATTGACAGTATTCAATGCTGCATTCGCTGCGTCCCATGTTAAGTTAGCATCACCGTCAAAGATACCGTCGTTGTTAAATTGAATAGATGTATTTGGTCCTGCTCCGTTAGCAGTTGCAGTGATACCAGTAAGTTGAGAACCATTACCTATAAAGTAATCAGCTCCTATATTACCAGTAGCTGTAAAATTATTTGTTGATAAAGAATTTGCTTCTAAATTTGCTGCTACTAAATTAGTGGTTACATTTAAATTAACAGAAGATAAGTTTCCGTATATCGTTGCACTAGTAGCTAAGAAGTTAGGCACAGCTAATGTTGCAGTGTCTTGGTCAAACGTGAAGAAGTTATTACCACCAAACAAACCATTATCATTGAATTGAACTTGTGTATTAGCGCCACCTGGGTTACCGTTACCGGCACCACCTTGTGCAGTCCAGCTTAATACACCATCACCGTTTGTTTGTAATACGTACCCGTTTGTGCCACCTGGAATATTTAAGTTTGCTACATCATTGATAGTTAAGCTAGTTAATGTACCAACACTAGTGATGTTTGGTTGTGCAGCATTAGTTACGCTATATGCTAAGTTTGCAAGAAATGCAGGCTGTAGTGTAGATCCTGCATTCGCTAATATTGAGTTAGCAACGTTACCTATATTTGTTTTTTGAGTAATTGCTGTACCTGTCAAGTTGACTATAGGTAAAACGGTGTTAGCCGGTATATTAGCGCCAATGTCGGTAAGTTGTGTTATTTTTATTTGTGATGTTGCCATTTATTTTTTCCTATTAGGACATTGTTATAGTTAACCAAGAAGTTCCGTTGTAGCACTTCAGTGTATTTGATCCGCTATCGTAATATACCATACCTGCAGTAGGGCTAGAAGGAGCAGTACCGGGTGTAAGTCTTAAAAATGTTCCTATTGTTACTGATCCTGTTGCTGAGATATTAGCAGGTAAATTGACTGAGATAGTACCTGCAGATGTTACTGGACTACCACTAACAACTAATTGAGAACTAGAAATACCTACACTAGTTACAGTTCCACCTAAACCTGAAGAACTGATAGTTACATTACCGTTGCTACCGCTAAGTGCAATACCAGTACCAGCATTCAATCTAGTAACACCTGTATTAGTTACTGTAATTGTTCCTGATGTTGTTACTGGACCACCTGTAATTTGAATACCATCGCTACCTGATAACCCAACACTAGTGACAGTACCCACACTAGCAGCATTAGAGATACTAGTCACACGACCATAAGTATCAACTGTAACTGACGGGTATGTGTAAGACCCAGCGACAACGCCTGTGGTAGGCAAATTTAATGTTATATTTCCTGCTGACACTACCGGGGATCCACTGACATTTAATGTAGTAGACAGAACCCCTACACTAGTAACAGTGCCACTGCCACCGTTACCTCCACCAGTAGAAGAAATTGTCACATTTCCGTTGGACTGGTCAACAACGATATTAGTACCAGCAATAATGTTAGTAACGCCGGTGTTGTCAAATGTAACCGTTCCAGTAATTGAATTTGGTGTCGCTGTTATACCAACACCGTTAGCAAACGTGTTGTAGGGACTAGCGGTGTTCGCTAGTATTGCAAAATTATTCTTTGTTTTGTTGAAAGCAGCGTATAAAGAATCGCTTCCTACGCTTTCGTTTTGTAATCCAACATTTATGACTTCTAGGTTAGCAATTGCCATTTTTTGATCCTTATTGAGTATTTATCTCAAAAGGACCGAAAAACGTTACCCCATACTGAAACTAGACCCGCAACCGCATTGTCCAGTGGCGTTAGGATTACTTATTTTGAAGCTAGCGCCCATTAAATCCTCAACATAATCAATCTCAGCACCCTGAACATATTGTATTGACATTGCATCAACCAGGACACTTGACGATCCTGCAGGAATCTCAAAATCATCCTCGTTTTGTTCCTCGTCTAGTGTAAATCCATAACTAAATCCAGCGCACCCGCCACCTTGAACGAACATGCGTAACTTTAATTTAGGATTGTTTTCTTCTGAGAGAATATCATCTATCTTGACTTTTGCTGATTCTGTAATTGAAATCATAGTGATTTACCCCATCTGGTGTTTATTACATTCCAATTGATTATTTTCCATTGCTCTTTTAGATATTTCTTCTTGTCTGAACCGTAATCTAAAATCCAAGCATGTTCCCACCAATCAATCAACAATAGGATATCATCACGAACCTCGTGGTTTTTGATGGTTTTGATAGATCCATCGTATGCTAGATAAACCCAACCTGACCCTTGAATTTTCATAGCTTCTTCTTCAAATTTATCTTTGAAGTTGTCGTAGCTTTGAAAATGCTTGTTAATGAAACCAAGCATAGGACCGTTGGGTTTGTTCGTGTTTCTTACTTCACGGAACTGAGGGAACAACATATTATGTAGGAAAGCACCTGCGTAATTAAACACAGGGTCACCCTCTTTTTCGTTGAATCTCTTAGCGTAACCTTTGGCTAACTTTTCGTAGTGAAGGTCTATTGTATCTTGGCTAAGAACAGGTTTAACCTCATCGATGGTGAAGTTAAGTGGAATGATTTCTATATCTTGAGGTTTAGCCTTGACCTCAAGTAATGTGATTATGTCTCGCATCTAGTATTTATCTAGGTTGCGAGACATGATAAAGTCAGCGTCGGCGTGTAATACGGCCTTTTGACAAGTCATAGGGGCTAAACTCAACTTCTACTGTATCACCTAGTAGAATTTTAATGTCATGCTGTCGCATCTTTCCAGAAATATACCCGATAACTATATTATCTCCGGGCATTTTAACTCTGAACATTGCGTTGGGTAGAACCTCAGTGACAACACCGTCTACCTTAATACCTTCTTCTTTAGCCATTTTAGTTTACTTTTCTCCTTAGTTAAATGGTTGGGCTTGAAGTTTAACCCACATAAATTGTTTCATAATCTTCTCGTCTTTAGTGACATACTGAGAACTACCCCAATGAGTTCGACTTGTTTTATCTTTGACGATTTTTACACCACCTTTAGGGCCTTGTCGCCAAACTCTGTCACTGTATTGCATTAATTCTATAAATTTAAAATACTTGCGCCTGTCGGAGGTGTATGTATACACACCTTTTTTACCGGCATACCAATCTCTACTGACCTCACAGTAATAAGTGAAATCGTTATTAGCCACGGCGCATCCTTGAGATTTCCACAGCTTCCTCGTCAGAGAAGATAGGCACGGCGTTAGATTTATGCATAGTACCGATACCAAGAATCTTGTTACCTGTGTAAACTTTATGAACGGGTGCAGTAGAACCGCCAGCAGTCTCACGGCTGGGGATATGATTAGATGTAGTACGACCAGCAGGAGCAGACAGTTTGTAGTCAAGTGCAGGCTGGGACATTGCGCGTTTGCGTTTTTTCTCGTCAGCCTCAACGCCCCACTTTTTCTGTAACTCGGCCCAAGAGGCATCTAACTCACGGGCTTTGCGAGCCTCGTCAGCATTACGAAATTTTTGTTTGCCTTTGCGTTTGCCGCCCATTGTCAGAGCAGGATGTGCAAGATGCATGGTCATATATAACTATCCATAGTTGTCAATATAACTGTTATTTTACACGCATCCATATTATTTGTCAAGTAGTACTATAGTATTACTTTTTGAGTATAGCCCACATTTCCTGCTTTTCGAGGATTTCTTTTTCTAACTCACGGTATGCTTGACCCAATGCTCGTAAGTTTTCCCATTTTTCTTCTAATTCTTCGTTGGGTCTTAGAATGTTTAATCGTTGCTCTATTTGGTCTAAACGCTCGGATAGTTTAACACCACCTACAGTTAATTCACCTGTGATATTTGCACTACCGTCCACATGTAATGTTTTACCTTGAATACTGGAACTTGTATTAACTGTGTTCCAGTTTAAACCAGATGTACCTGAAGTAAGTACCGCCCCTGAACCCCCACCGATACTAAACATACCAGTGCCACCTGCACCACTAGCACCACCAGCGCCAATAGTATAAACATCCTGCCTAGGACCATTTATTCCATAACTCATTTGGATAACTTTTTAATGATATATCTGCCCTGGTCATCAAGTGCAAAATCTACTTCATCACCTTCTTTCCAACCTAATTTTTGTAATAGTTCAGGTGGAAGTGGAACAAGAAGATCACCTGTTTCGGGATCTTCTTGTGTGATTACTTCATAACGTTTGTGGTCTTGTCCAGGAGTTGTCATTAAAATACTTATCAGCTATATTGTGTTGCCAATAATTTTACCAAGCACGGCAAGACCAATATCTTGCTTTCCACTTTGGTCCTGGATTTTCACAGCGATGGCGCGCTCTAAAACTCTTACGTCTATTAGGATTAGACTTTTTGATACGCATGTTTTTGTCGCCAAAGTTAACTTTAACTACCTTACCGTTTGGCTTCTTAACATATACTTTAGACTTTTTAACGTCTCCTGCCATTGGCTTATTCAATGGTACTTTGCGACCTTGATATTCAGCTTCAAGCATTCCGCCTCTGGCGTCTGAACTTTGGCCCATGACCATACGCTCATTCATTTTGGCTTCTTCTTCGGACTTCATGTAGTCCCAAACATTGATTAGCATAGACTTTGCTACGGCAATCTTTTCCTGACACCATTCTGGTAAATTGTCACCTGGATGAATAATGTCATCTAGACCTTGAACTGCTCGTTTTAGAGTTTCTAGGTTGTTGTCGGCCATTCCTGCTTCGTCATCGTATTCAGGATTGTAGTTCTCATATACAGTTTCAGCTAGTAAATTGTTGATTTCCATTAATTTGCACATCATATCATCACCTTCAATGATGATACCGTCATCCATGAAACCGATAATACCAGTCTCTATGATGAACTCGTCATTTAATTCAATGTCAAAGCTATCATGTAGTTCAACAACATCGCTTTCGCTGTTTTCATCCACTAATTCTAAAAATTTACGTAAATCGCTCATATTTGTCTCCGATAATTTATTTATCTAAATATGGACGATAAATCTTTTCTAGTCTATTAATAGTGTCAGCAGCGGCAGTGGAAACTTCTGTCTCGTCTTCATGTTTTACAGGAATCCCACCAGCTGCTGTCCATTTCTGAATATAGGGTCCAAAGTCATCTACTAATACGTTAGGTACACCGTTAGTAACTGCATACTTGAATTTTGCCGATGTGAAAATAGCGTTACCACTAGATCCTGGGTGAAATTCATCTAACCAGTCTTTTTTTGCTTGTTTGCTTGCTTCTGCATATGGACCACGCAATGGGGCTGATAATACAGTATATGGAATATTATTTTCTTGTGCCCATCTAACGATTTCCATGCCACCAGATAATGGGCGCAGATTACGGAAAAAGTTATAAACTTCTTCAGGCGTACTGTGCGCTAATTCTTCAATCTCGTTTTCTTTGTCGTGTATGGCTTTCCAATGACTGACATTATGCTTGTCTGCCCATGCCCCAAAGAAATCGGCTTGAACCCCATCCATGTCCAAATATAGATGGGGCATACTCTGTGTGTTTGCTACTTCGGCTATTTTCATTCAACTATTTTACTTGTTTGCTAGTGGATTGTCAATAGCTTTTTGTATCTTATTGTCAACTTCACGCTTCAATTGTTCCACTTCACGTGAAATTTCTCTACGTGCATCAGCCATTTCTTTACGAATAGCGTTAACTTCTGAACGTGCTTTATCCAAATCCTCACGAACATCTTTGCGAGCCTGACGCATTTCAGCTTCGGTTTCACGCTGGGCCTGTTTGACGCTGCGCTCAACTTGTTCTGTCACTGATTCATTACGGCGAATATCGTTCTTCAAGTCAACTTTGATATCACGGGTGTAATCACTAGCCTTTTGGCTGTTTTCTTCAATCACTGCTAAACGCTTGTCGAATCCACTTAGATCAGGTGCTGTGTATTCAGCAATCTTTTTCTTCATGCCCATGTAATCTTTGTATGTTTCAAAGACACCGTATAATCCACCTAATACAGAACTTACAATAGTGAATGCTATCATAATTTTAGCTGGTGTAAACTCATAACCACCAATACTGATAACAGTATTGGCACTCATGTATTTTTCTTTAGCGTCTGCTAATTGATCGACCTTTTCGTTAAGGTTCTTATTATCTGACATTTTTTACCTCCTATATTGTTGCTCTACCATTTGCTGGTGTCTGCTATCATTAGTTAACTGACGCAATGCCCTAGCGTTGTCAACATTTCTTTGATTCTTGTATACTTCTTTTGGTGCATAAAATGCTGCATCTCTTAGTGTGAAATTTAAATAGTCACCATATCCAGTTGGCGCTACTGCCATAGTAGCGATATTAACGCCACCTGCAACATCATTATCAGTGGTGTTTCGGTTTACAGAAGAACCAATCGGTTGTGTTGAATTGTTTTGGGGAACATTCTGTTTCGCCTCAAGGACTTCGTTTAACGGATTGGTTCTATTCGTTGCAAAATCATTTAGATTCAATGATGGTACATCAACCATGGCTATACCTGCTGATGGTGATATTGTTGTTAATAAACTGTATATTGGCTTTGTTTCTTGTGTTGAAATACTAGCAATATTCATTTGACCTTGCTGCATCTGCAATGAAGGACCTTGCATGATATCAACTGACATACCAGGTATTTGAGTTCCGCTTGTGTTAGATGAACTTGTTTTAATTCCAGTGCCATTTGACATTGATTGATTTGTAGTTGCAGCAGAACTTGTGCTATTAGAAACAGCTTGACTTGCTACAGTTAACGCTTCTTGTTGTGAATTCGTAGAAGCAGTATTAGCGGTTGATATTGCATTCTGCACAGCCTGTGTTGTAATTGCTTGTTCACGCTGTTGGTTTCTTGCTACTACACTTAAACCCAATGCTGTTCCACTTTGTGTAGGACTACTTTCTTTTATTGTAGCCGTTGCAGGTGCAGTATTCACAGCCGCTGTGCTATTTGAAGTAGTATTGTTTGGTGGTGGGGGTGATCCAGGTGGTGGGGGTGATCCACCTGGTGGGGGAGGGGGTAATGAATTACTAGTTACTGTAACAGTTGGGTTTGTTGGATCAGCAACGACTGTTGTAGTAACGCTTGTAGTCGCAGTTGTTGTAGTAGAAGTTGTTGATGCTGATTCGGTTGTATTTGTAGGAGCTAATTTTGCCAATGCGTCATTGAATCCACTGCATGTCGGACTATACAAAGGATTAGTTGCACATGGGTCAACACTGTATTTTAAACTGAAACTGACATTATATATTTCAGGGCCATAGGGACCTGCCCAGAAGTTATTGTCCATGCCAACAAAACCATATTGAACTGTACTCAACTCTTTTGTAGGATACGGACTAACGAAATCTTTAGTATAATTGAACTGTGTCCAGTTGAATCTTGAGTTCAAATCGTAGTTGGTATAGTCTTTGACCTTGCCATCAGTGCCATAGAACGCGACATAAGCAGTCAAGTAATCTTGTCTACTATCGTCCCAACCGTTACCGTTCTTTGCCATAAAGCCAAAGTTATAACCGTTGATTCTCAATCCTGTACCTGAGTTAGGTAAGATACTTGCAATAGATTGAACTTGATATAAGTTTGTCATGCCATAACTAAAGTTGATGTAGTTACCCGGACGCACTATTGCATTAGGTCCGCAGTAACCCGGGTCTCCCCATGCCCAACAAGTTAAATTATCCTGATACACGCCATTAACCCATGGCGTTTGTCCTGTACCTGCAATAGTTGGTTGTACGATATTACCTGTAGAGTATATTTGTGTAGGATCAAGCGTACCAGCAGTTTGTTGTGCTGCCACTACGCTTGCAATTATTAGCATCAATGATACTAATAACTTTTTCATATTATTCCTTCAATCCGATTGTAGGAATTTTATCAGGATTTGCGTTCCATGCAGCTAATGCTTGCTCACCAATCTTGCCTTCGTATGGGCAAGGTGTACCAGCAGCCATCATAGCATCCCACACACGACGGTCTTGACACATAGTAGCAACAGCAGCAACTTTCATGCCCATGTCGTATAATGTCTTGGATAACTTTAAACGTTCACAGTTTGCGTCACGCTGAGTTCCACCTAAACTGATACCAAAGATTTGTGTTTGTGCTGCACCAGATACACCAGTAACACACAAGTCAGTACCCATGCTCATCATTGCTGGTGCAATTGCTGTTGGTGGAGGCTGAACTAACTTTTGAGTTACAGTTGTTTCATTGATGTTTCTGTTAGTCATTTCACCACTTTGAATGTTTTGGTTGACATTCGTTGCGGTGCTCAAGTTTTGGTTAACATTTGTATTTGTGCTTGTACTGACATTGTTGTTATTATATGTCATTGTACCGCTGTTAATATTGTTGTTTGTATTAACGCTGGTACTAGTATTCATGTTAGTGTTAGTTGCATTAGTTGTGTTAATGTTTCTAACTGTTTGGTCACCATAGTTGTAGTTAGTATTCGTAGCATTGGTATTATTGTTATTGTTATAAGTCATAGTACCACTGTTAACGTTGTTATAAGTCATTGTACCACTATTGGTATTTTGATTTATATTGGTAACAGTACCACTTACAGCATTGTTATTGTTATATGTTACGGTTCCAGAGTTAACATTGTTATTAGTATTAACGCTAGTAGAATTAACCGTAGACGTATTCGTGTTTGTGCTGGTACTAGTACTGACGTTGTTGGTTGTGACGCTACTGGTACTGTTGCTTGTGCTGTTTGTGTCAACCAGACTAGTACTAGAATATCCCCCTTGATTAATAAGAGAGGTGTTGGAAGTAGTGGTTCCACCTGTTGTGCTAGTTGTACTTGTGTTTGTTTGCGCTCCCACGCTAAAGCTGGCGGCTATAGCCAGCGCCAAAATTGTCTTCTTCATCATCTTTATCCTTATAATTATTGTGTTTCACTGAAAGATGGAGACATTACGCCTCAATTATATTTAGTAACTTTTGGGCATAAATAAACTAGAGCTATTTTGAAACAAAGGAGAAAAGCATGGCTGAAGATAAAAAACCGCTTTCAAGAAGCGAAAGAGAAGCAAAGATTAAAGACAAAGCTGGATGGGTTATCACTGTTATTGCTGCTTTGTTGGCCGTTAATACTTATATTTCTAATGGCAATAGTAGCAAAGTTTTGAACAATACAATTAAAGCTAACGACACATGGGCTTTTTACCAAGCTAAATCTATCAAGCAAACATTAGCTGAACAAAGTTTGGATGATGCGATTGCACGTAAGGACACTGCAAAGGCTGAGAAAATGAAGGCCAAGATTGAACGTTATGAGTCTGATCCTGCAACTGGCGAGGGTAAGAAAGAGTTGATGGCCAAGGCCCGCGCATTAGAAGCTGAACGCGACCAAGTACGTAAGTCAGGCCCATGGATGACATTCAGTGGAATGGCATATCAGTTAGGTATTGTGTTATTATCTGCTGCTATTTTAGCTGTCAGCATGCCTCTATTCTGGGGTAGTATTGCAGTTAGTGGCATCGGCGCAATACTAATGAGTCAAGGTATTTGGCTCTGGTTACCGTTCTAATAGATGTATTAAGGTAACTTATGGCAATAACTCTAGGAAACTCTAACTTTTTTGCAGGTAAATTCAATACCCCAAACAGTTACGATGCGACTTATACCACTCCTGGTACATACACCTGGGTTTGTCCAGCAGGAGTAACTAGTGTATCAGTGTTTTGTGTTGGTGGTGGTGGTGGCGGTAGTGGAGCCAATGGTGGTGCAGGCGGTGGAGCTGGCACTGGATTAGCAAACCTAACAGTTACTCCAGGATCAAGCTACACCGTTGTAGTTGGTGCAGGTGGCGCGGGTGGCCAACCCGGCAATGCCGGGTCTGATGGAGGTAATAGTTATTTTATAAGTACAGCCACAGTAGCAGGCTTTGGAGGTAAAGGGGGCCAGTATGTTACATGGCCATCGGGAGGTCCAACTGGTCTCGGTGGCGCAGGAGGAACTGGTTTTGGAAATGCCGGAGCGTACACAGGTGGTGTAGGTGGAAATGAAGACTTCCCTGGCTCCCAAGGCGGATCATCTGGTGGCGGGGGTGGCGCAGCTGGATACGCGGGTAACGGTGGCCGTGGCGCCAATGGATCAGCTTCTAGTACTCCGGGCACCGCAGCAACAGCTGGTTCCGGGGGAGCCGGCGGTGGTGGCGGCGCAGGCACAGGTACTCTTGGTAACGGTAACGGCACTGGAGCCGGTAGCGGAGGAGGGGGTGTTGGTTTATACGGTCAAGGAAACAACGGTTTCGCTGGAACAGGAACCATTGGAACGCCAGGGGTATCATACGGTGGCGGTGGCGGTTCAGGCGGCCAAAACGGCGTGAACGCAATTTTTACTGGTAATGGTCAAGGAAGGGGCAATGGCGGGGCATACGGCGGTGGCGGCGGCGGCGCCGAAGGTTATGGTAACGGTGGCGGAGCCCAGTTCGGAATCGGAGGTAACGGTGGCGTTGGGGCAGTAAGGATAGTTTGGGGCCCTTTATCTTTTCCGTCTAATGCTGCGTATTGGGCATAAAAATAGGAATATGTATGAGAAATATAAGCACATTATACCTTTTATTTTGTATGTCCCTTACCTCATTCGCTCAATCTAATGATGCTACTGTCATTAAGGCAGAAATACCCTGTTATGAAACAGATTCATTGTTTGACACACTGAAAAAAGATTACAAAGAAATTCCTATAATGTATGGATTGACTAATGACATGGCAGAATCTACTATGAGTTTATGGACAAACCCTTCAAACAAATCTTGGACTATTGTAGCAACAAAGGGTAATGCAAGTTGTGTAGTTGGTGCAGGAACAGACTTTAAATTAATACCCTTAAGAGTAGGAAAAACCATTTGAATATTTTATAATATGTCAAAATTTTATACAGATTGGATGCTTTGGTGGTTAGATACTTACATAAGTTTATTAGTGCTTCTTTATTATTCGCCGTACTTCATAGCTGGGCAGGAGCCAGTACTGTGCCCCTCACCGCCCAAGCGTGGTTAGTAGCTGATGAAAACGGTAAAATACTAGATGGCAATAACACAACCGATGTTCGTAGTATCGCTAGTATTACTAAATTAATGACAGTTATGGTTGTGCTAGATGCACAGCAAGATTTAACAGAAGTAATCTCAACCAAACTCTATAACAAAAAATTAACTCGCAGAGATTTAATTGCACTAGCAATTATCAAATCAGATAACAATGCCGCAAAAATTCTATGTGAAAAGTACGTCACTGGACTTACTGGTTGTGTAGAAGCAATGAACGAAAAGGCGAAATCATTGAATATGTATGATACACGCTACATTGAACCTACAGGATTATACAATGATAATGTAAGCACAGCCGAAGACTTAGTTAAACTTGTATTGGCAGCAAGCAAATATCACATCATTAACCAAGACAGCAACACTGACAAAATCACAATGCCAGTGAATAAAAAGAAAGTTGCTTACTTCAACAATACTAACAGATTAGTAGGTCATGGATATGACTTTATTGTTAGTAAAACAGGATGGATTCGTAAGTCTGGTGGTTGTATTGTTATGATGATGAACACAGATAAGGGAATTCGTACTGTTATCTTACTTGGTAGTAAAGATACAAAGACAAGAATCCCTGAAGCTAAAATGATTGCTTTAGCTTATTGATTTAGAGAATTTATTCTTGTCTTTTTCTGGAATGTAATCTACACCTGCAACGGGTGCATAGTCCTTAGTAAGTGATGTAACAATATCATCACCGTATTTCAGTGTAATGTAGCTTTGTGTTTGATCTACATTCTTTTGATTTTCACTGATACCAATCATTAAGTATTGGAACCAACGAATCTTTTCATCAATAACTTTCTTCAAGTTAATATCACTGAGAATATCGTCAAACTTGTTATCTTCGCGGTAAAAAGTATAGTACTTCATTTTTTCCAAATAATAAAATTAATATAGTCTCGTTGATTTTCAAAATAGAATTCGTAAACGCCGGCACCAGCGCCAGCTGGTTCACGGCATTCATAACCCCACTCGCATGAACAGTTGCGTTCGCACCATTCAGTGACTGGTCTTAATTCTCCCCAATGCAGGAAGACTTCACTCTTGAGGGCTGTCGTACTTGGTAACATTTACCCCACTCTTTTCTAAGAAGTCAACTCCTTTGTTATCGCGGTAGGTATCTCGATAAAAAACACTCTTAATGCCTGATTGAAAAATAATCTTAGCACAGTGAATGCAAGGAGCAGTCGTACAGAACATAGTAGCATCTTCGCTGGATTCTGTTGAACCGGACACCTTAGCGATTGCATTGCTTTCTGCATGTAACACTTCGTCGCGTGTAACTAAACGGTATCTACGCATTGCCTGATGTTCATCTGAATATTCTTCAAAGGGAAATTTTTCTAGTATTTCCTCTTCAGGCATGAACCCTGCTTTAGCAGCATTCATATATTCTTTGTATTCGCATTCGTTAGGCCATCCTGTTGGCATGCCATTGTAGCCATAACTTAAAATGCGATTGTCTTTGACGATAACTGCGCCAACTTGTCTACGAACTGCATGACTGAGTTTACCTGTACGCTCAGCCACATCCATGTAATAATCTATATACTTCTGTTTCATTGAATATATCTATCTTCAATCATTTCTCTTGCGAGGTCTTCATCAATAAGGTGCTTTACTACTGGGTCAATGATATTAAATCGTTTACAAAATGCCATACCATAATTGTTACCCTTTAACCTATCAAAAATATATTCTTTCTGAAAGACTTCATAATCTTGTTTACTTATCGTCGGATTATCTGTAACATCTAAAAATGATACTAAACTAGTAAATGCGTTCAATCCCAAAGACTCCTATAATACTTACCAAACAATTCAAGACCCTCTTGAATGCGTTCCTCATGTAAACGATGCCCTTCAACATCATACCAGTGTTCATCAGGATTCTTATCAACCATTTGAAATGTTTTCTCCATCTTTCCTGAGATAGGGTTTGGATATAATTTGTCTGTTTCTACAAAATCAAATTCAGGCTTGCCATGATGATACAAGTCACCATAGTCATCTTTCATTAGTTGTTCAAATGACCAAATCATTTTGTCAAGGATTTCGTCCCAACGCTTACAAGCAATTTCAAATGCCTCGTTGTGTGTTTCTTTATAGAAGTCAAAACTTTCTTGTGGTTCCCAATCTTCACCGCCAACATCTGCCACAATTTCATGTGGAACCCCGTGTTTAGTTGCTTTAAGTTGAAGCAATGCAGGATAAATGATATGCGCTAAAGTGTGGTCAAAACTCCAAGTATCGAACTTGTCGATTTGAATGTCAACTTTTCTGCGATCACCGCGTTTGGGGTACTTCCCGATTCTTACTTTCATTTTAGAATTTCACTTGCAGGTTTTGCAGTACCGTCAACAAACGCATATACTTCTTCATTAATAATGACTGATGCGTATTTGATTTTTTTGTACTTGAATGCAAGTGTTGCTAACTCCTCAATACTAGATCCTTGACAGATAAATGTTTGTTTGTCATCCTCATACAGATAGAGAATGTCATGTATTTTTTCTACCCATAGTTTTGAAACTTTAGGTGCGTTGTCTTTAACTTTGATATTGAATTCTTCATCAACATCAATGCCGTTTTGTATAGCTTCTTTGCGGATTACATCACGCAATTGATAAGACAATACTATTTGACCAGCGTTATAGCCAAGCCAGAATACAAATACAAGAATAATAAGTTCTAGCATAGTAGTTTATTTATTGATTTCCAAGTTAGACCACTCTTTTAGCTTCTCAAATTTAGCTTTCTTTGCTTCTTTGAGGCCCTGTACTGTAACTCCCACGTTGTTATCTACAAGCAATTCAATCATAGCTTGCAAGTCACCCAACTCTTTTTGTAGTCGTTGAATGTTAGTTTCATCAACACCTTGCATCATTTGGTCGGGACCAAAACGAAAGCATTTACTAATTTCTACAATAACCTCAGCACATTCTTCTTGGAGGATGATTAATATTTCTCTTGTATCTTCGTTCATTCTTCAACTCCGAAATGTTTTTTAAGTTTACTTTCTGTAATTGAACCCACTTGACTATTTTCAATACATTCACTAACAATCAACTCAACAAACTTTTCCAATGATTGCGGAGGGTCAAAGGTGATGTATGCTTCTTTGTTCAACACATCGTCACTTTCTATGCGTTGCCAAAACTCACCGCCTGATTGTTTAATAAGTTCTCTAATTCGTTCGTTCATTTTACAACTGTCAAATTAGGTTTATCGTTGTTCGGGACTTCCAAGTGTGTTAATCCATCTTCAAGCAATGTGATAGGGAACACATACGCATTTTCTTCTGAATCTTTACCAAAGAATCGTTCAAGCAATCGTTTACCAAACTTAGGTTGATTCTTGATTGGCACAACAATCATACGCTTCAACAACTCAGTTGTATCCTCGTTGCTAAGATAGCCTTGACGATTCAACCAATATAATGTTTGATGACTTTGTGAGGTCAATTCAGCCACCAACTGCTGCGGCGACAATGTGAATGTTTCTAGGCTCATGCGATTTTTCCCTCATGCACTAGTGTTTCAAAGTTATTAAACAATTCTTCAAACTTCATGTTATAAAGTGTTTGCAATCCTAGCAATGCATTAGCAATATCATCTTTACTCATATCACGATCCATGACATTTCTATAAACCATGTCAATGTCATCAGTGACATTCCAACACTTCATAATGTTTTGTTCAAGGTCGAAACGGTCTACCATATCAATCTTTCTTTTTGCTAGCCATTTGTGCTACTTTAGGTTCGATGAAACGCTTGTGATAATCTTTGTAATTTGTCAGATAGTTTTCCCACTGAATCCATTGTGTCTTTGTCTTAGTCTTGTCAACCAAGAAACCCCACTCACGCTGTTGAGGACCCATGAAGAAAAGTGTAGTAGCAGGACCAACATCAGGATCAAGTTCAAGCCAGTGAAACTCATTTGCTTTACGCATAATCACACTACCAGGCCCACGCCACTGACTGAATTCAGCAATCTTTTTGCCTTCGTTGTTAAAGACAGGTGTGTGCTCCCAGTAACCACCCTTGAGAACAATAGTCATATAAGGCCAGGGGTGGTCGTGAAGAATAGGATCGTCACTTTTCACAATTTTGTGAAGTGTCAAATTGAAGGGGAACCAATGACGGTCCTTCAAAAACAAGTAGTATCGGTGCATATAGTCTTCACCAGTTCGACGGTCAGGGATAAGACGATAGCGACCTAGCTTGTTCATAATCTTGTGAAACAGACCCATTGATTGCTCCTAATAAAAGAATTTGTATGACTATTATAGCATACTTTTTAATTTCATGCAAGTAGGAAAAGGGCGAAAATCGCCCTTTATTTTCTTATCTCTCCCGAGATTAGATTTGACCGCTAAGTGCGCGGAAGCCTGCGGCGATAACTGCACGGCTAGGACGGCCCAAACGGTACTTGGTAGTAACACGGCCCTTAGTGTCCTTATGCTGGTTAGCATAAACTGCGAAACCAGAGTAGCGAAGGTCGCTAATAGTTGCAGTAGGGTTAGCAACACCAAAACGAGCCTTGATTTGCTTCGCAGTTAGTTGCTCACCATTTTGAAGTGCCTCTAGGACACGAGATTGCTTAGTTGCGTTCATAGTTAATTTCCTCTTAAAAAGTCGCTGTTTACAGCGTGTATGAATTATGACAGACCCTGAGACTATTCGCAAGACATATGGTGAAATATATTCACTCATATGTCCAGAAACTTCAATTTAAAGTGGTCAGCCATATCGTCCCAACCAGAATAACCACGAGGGTTACATACGATACGTGTAGTACCGATCATGTAATCAAATGGGTCATGTGTATGTCCATGCGTCCACAGTTTGATTTGAGGATGATCCAAAATGAATTCACTCAGGTCGCTACTATAGCCACCGTTCATCAAATAATCATTCTTGTATTTCGGATGCGTAGATTGTTTGCTAGGAGCGTGGTGTCCTACAACAACAACCTTACGGTCCTTCATGTCAGGAAGGATTGATTTCAGGTAACTGATAGTCTGTTGGTGACGATGCATCACATGTGTAGGTCTGAGTTTAGTGTACCCATGTTCATCGTTGCGAATGATTTTAAAGTCATTCATCATACCATCAATAGCATGAAGTGTCAATGGGTCACCCTTGTTCATGTCAGTCCACAATGTGGCTCCAATGAATGTGAAATCGTCAATAACCTTTACATCATTTTCAAGGAAGTAAACATTAGGAAACACATTGCATTCTTCACGCAAATGGTCAAGACTACCCTTCCAGCGACCATGATAGAATTCATGGTTACCTGCGATATAGATAACATGTGGAAAGTTATCACTGCAACGCTTTAGGAATCCACGGAAACGATTTGCAGTTTCCATTCTACGACTCAGGTCAGCAAGTGCGCCGGACGCATAGGGATTAAAGTCTGCGGCAACATGTTTGTGCAGGTCTTCGGCAATCATAATGTCGCCAGACAGGATTAGGACATCAGCACCTTCTGTGTTTTGTAGGTCGATGTCCTGAAATTCTAAGTGCAGGTCACTGCATACCGCTATTTTCATCTTCTATTTTCTTTGCTAATTCATAAATTGCGACTGGAATTCTATTTACATGTGGGGTAAACGTCATCATTGTATTATAATCTCTGGAATACTCTCTACGCAACTTTGCTAAAAGTATATTACTGTCTAACGTACTTTCAATTTTTGATAATGTTCCGTTTGCGTATTCAATTACGTAAGTTTTCATTCTTTAATTCTCTGCATTTTTGTTTAACTTCTTTTGGATAGTCAGGGTGAAACTCTGCTAAATCGCAATTATACGCTACTTGTTTATTGCCAGCAACCTCATTCTGTGCATAGACAAAAGTAATGCAAAAAATAACTATGCAAAATAAAAATATAACGGTATCAAGTTTCATTTTTGAAATATTCCCAACCTTTGCCACCTAGCTTTTCCCAGTTCTCATACTTTTTGGCTTCATCCCTGCACCGTTGCGGTTGACCAATAGAACCAACTACAGCGCCGCAATCTTCACAACGATAGCTGATTCCTGATGATGTATCAAAATATGCAGTGCCACCACATGGCAAACGCATAGCTGCTAGTTCATAGGGAACAGTTTTCATTTTTTGTTAAACTCAGTAACATGCTTGCATGTGTGACGGAAAGTGAAACCGGGACAAGTACAAGTGTACTTAGAACCTATTTTTTCAATGTAGTATTCTTTACCGTTACTACCTTGAACAGTGATAATATCCTTCTTAGGTTCTTCCTTCTTACCGAAATACACTGAATCGGGTTCGCCCTTAGTTTTCAACACTTGAAACTTGCGACCACGAACATCAAGCCTGATGGGGCTTTTGAATTTGATAAGATCGCCCTTACCAAACTTGATATAGCCAACAGCCTGTGTCTTGTCATCATCCATATAATAGATGTGATTGACAGACTTGGGGCTGTCGGCCCATTCAGTGACTTCTTGGAAGTATTTCACTGTGTAACTTCCTCTTCGTTTTGTTGACGCAGTTCCTCAACATATGCTTCCAACAGGGGTTCGTAACCATTGCCTTGATTGACATACCACACTGCTTGACCACCGACATTACGCAGGATGTATTCGTATTCTTCGTACTGGTGATTTTGTTCGTAGTCAGCAAAGTCCTTGAAGTAACGGGCACTAACGCCTTCTTCACCACGGTCACGACCATAGAATTTAGTCATGTTACCGTATTGTTCATTGTATGCCTCATACGCAGGGGTACCGTACGAACCGGGATTGTCAAAAGGATGCTTGACACCGATTTCTTCACCGAGACTGGACACATCACCTAGGTCAACCAATTCACGAACCTTGAACGGGTCCATGTAATGATTCAACAGGATCTTACCGTTATTGGACAGATAACCATCCCAGTGACAGTAGACCTGACCAACTGTACCGTCAGCGAATTCCAGTGCGATAGTAGAACGAGTTGCCATTTCAGAGATTCCTTTCAAGATATGCATATATTATATGCCCAAAACGATTTATTGTCAAGCCTTTTTACCACTGGTTGTAAATTACCATGTAGTCAACTTTAGTATTCTTTTCTACAGGGCGATAAATCTGCTGTTCGCCGTCCCAATGATCCTGGTCATACAGTGGATCAGCAGGGTTTACGGGAACGAAACGGACAGTCTTGCCTGTGTGATGGCTCTTGACATAAAATGTCAAGGGCATGCCAAAGTACTCACTTGCCAATTTGAGTACTTTAGTGTTCTTGTTGTATTCACAGAGAGACAGGTCAACAGTAGGGTAAGACACGATGCATTCCTTTAATCAATCAATACATGTATTATATGCCCAAACTGATTTATTGTCAACAAAAAAGCCCCGATCAACGGGGCTTAAAAATGAATACTTGAGTATTACCTTTTTTCAACGATTTTATCAATCAATCCGTACTCTAGGGCCTCTTGTGCGGACATGAACTTATCACGATCCATATCACGCTCAAATTCCTCATAAGTTTTACCTTTTGAGTTGTGCTTGACATAGATTTCAGTCAATCGCTTTTTCAGATATGTAATTTCTTTGTAAGAAATTTCAATGTCGCTTTGCATACCACGTGCGCCACCGCTAGGTTGGTGAATCATGTGTCGTGCATTAGGCAACATAAAACGTTTACCTGCTGCCCCTGCTTGTGCAAGCAAACTGCCCATTGAACAAGCCTGACCCATAACGATTGTTTGAACATCAGGGCTAATGAATTGCATACAATCATAGATTGCCATTCCTGCTGTTACACTACCACCAGGGCTGTTGATATACAGGCTAATGTCTTTACTTGAATCTTCGCTTTCCAGATACAGTAGTTGTGCGACAATCAAGTTTGCCATTTGGTCGTGAACCTCACCTTCAAGTAGAATTACCCGATCACGCAACAATCGGCTATAGATATCGTAACTGCGTTCACCTTTGCTTGTTTGTTCAAGCACCATTGGGACTAGACTCATAAACTTCCTTTGTAAAATAAAATCTATTATACAGAAAGTTTATAAGTTGTCAATAACAAACGGTTACTTTTTGCGTTTGGTTCTCATGCCAGAATCTGGCTCAGCTTGTTTTCTGCGTTTTGGGTTTGTGATATCAGTTGCAGCCTGTGCGAAATCTGTTTCAGTATCAGCAACTGGTTTGGCTGCTGTTTTCTTATCAATCTTAACACCCTGGCCTTTATCAATTAAGAATGTGAAGTTGCCCTTAATGTCAGTGCTGAAATAGTTTTTGCCTGCACTTAAAAATACACCCTTGATGGCATCACTTGGGTAAACTGTTTGGAACTCATCCAATGTCCATTGACCTTTACCTTCTCTAGCTTTAGTATAGACTTGAACCAATGCCCCGTTGTTAAGAATTTCGGCGGCAGCCTTAGGGAAATTTGTTGTTCTATTGATATGTTCAGCTACTGTGTGTGCGATAGCAGCAATCAAATGGTAATACATATTAACAGATTCTGGTTTATCTGTTTCTCTATTCTTGGCGAGATTCTTCAACTTAGCTGATAGACTTAACCCACCTATGTTAGCCATATTGATTTTAGGCAACTTGCGTAATGCTCTTACTTGCTCAGCCTCTTTTTCGTCAATCAAGCCTTCGTCAACAGCAAGTTTCAACGGAGCACCATGCATACCTGAAGCAATTATATCATCAAGTAATTGAACTTCTTTGCGATACTTCTTCAAGAATCTTTCACCTTCAGGGTTGCCTTTTAGTTTCTGAACTGCATCATATAAATTCTTTGCACTAGCTTCTGCACCCTTGCCACCTTTACTACTGATAAGCAAAGTCTTACCGTCTGGTGCTGTGATAATACTGTCAGTTAATCCACCTGTCTTGGTAGCACCGAATGTAATATATGTACCTTCAAAAGTACCATCTAAGAATCGTTCAGCAGCATCCATAGCATTACCATTGAACTGTCCTTTTTGTAATGCTATTGGTTGTAATATTTCACAGAAGTAATCACGGAAGGCAGCGAATGATACACCTTCTGGAGCAGCAAATGTGAACGGTAATGGTTCACCCATTGCGACTTTATGTGCGACAGCATATAATGGATTGTCAGTGCCCATACTCTTTGCAAGTTGATTCATAATAGTAGGAATCGTTTGCATGTCTCTATCTGATAACAAGTCCAATGGACTTAGTCCTGACTGTTCTTTTTTAGCTGACTTGCTTGCGAATTGGAATTCGTCACCGTTGACTACAAACTTGTTTGGTATAGTGTTTTGTACTGGATCAGCCTTAACATCATTTAAGTAGCGACCTATTGTAACAGGGCCGTCTTCACTATCAAATGTAGCTAATGCAAAACCACCGACTCTAGCATTCTTTGTATTCTGCCATTGAATGTTTGGGATTTGTTTATTGACTTGTTCAATAGCTTGATTTAATTGTTCTGGATCATATCTTCCACCTTCTTCTGGGAAGAATTTAATATCACTGAATGTAATTGTTTCGCCACTGGCGTCTTGAAAAGGATCTCCTGGTTTTCTACCAGCTAATCCTGTTGATTCTGTAAGTAAGTTTAAAATGTCTAGTATATCGCGCATGATATACTATTTATGCGGTTTCAACACTTAAACATGTTTTGAGTTTTGAACCATTTACGCATTCTTTGAGCACGTTTTAATGGTATTCCGTGTTTTGCTAATCTATCTTTGAAAACGTAAAAACTAGGCCCATGACTCATTATAGGTTCTTTGCCCTCACGAATTCGTTTTTCACCTACTATATCCCACTGATACTGATGGCACATTTCATGTGCTAGTGTAGTAATTAACCATTGTCTGCAAAACCATTTGTCCATGACACGTATTTTACAACGGGAACGACGGTTTTTGATTGGTTCGTAGGATCCAAAGCACATCCCCCAATATTTTCTGCAACGGGGTACTACTTCAATAATTGGCATTTCTAATTTGCTATTGAAAATCTTTTTGTTTAGCAAACGCCATAATGCAACAACTTCATCATGGTTTGTCCTATAATGTAGCTTTTTTTGTTGGCTTAATGCAGGAAGTTCTTCTTGCATTAATTCCAAAAGTGAAGTGTTGCGGAACATACTATATTTAATAGCGTACCCGTTGTACTAAATATGAGCATATTTAGGTTAGAAAAAAATATTCGACTTTTTATGGTATTAAATATAAGTTTAGGAGAAAAATATGTCAGTAGAATTATTTGTAGGACTTGCTGTTATCGTCGGTATTGGATATTGGCTTTATGTCAGAAATTCCAAGAAAGATGTTGTAACAGAATCCACAACAAATGCACCTTATAAGGTAGAAGCTCCAGTAGTAGAATCTGCTCCAGTAGTAGAAGTTGCGCCTGCAGTAGAAGCCGCACCGGTAGAAGAAGCTAAGCCTGCAAAGGCAAAGAAGCCTTCAGCACCTAAGGTTGCAAAAGCTTCCAAGCCAAAAACAGCAAAGAAGCCCGCTACCAAAAAACCTAAACTAAAAGCTGCCAAATAAATACAGCAGTAATGAAAATAGGTTTTGACGTAATCAGTGATTTAAATTTATCCCCTGACGAAACTTTTAATTGGGAAAATAAAGCCACGAGTTTGTATTGTATAATAGCAGGTAACATCAGTGATGACTTGCGAACTATCAGACAGACACTGGCTCACCTTTCAAAATTTTATCAGGGGGTATTTTATATTGCTGGCGAATTAGAATTCAGTGACAGACATAGTACCCAGACAAGAGTAAACGACCTTTACAACTTGTGCAGAGGTATTAGAAATGTAGCCTTTCTACATAACCACGTAGTTATCGTAGACGGTATTGCTATAGTCGGAGTCAATGGCTGGACCAACGGACTAGAAAATAGTACATTGGTAGACCATATTGCTATGGAAGTCAATCATTACGATGACTTGGGTTATTTGTCATCCACTATAGAAAAACTGCAACTACATTTAGATGTGAAAAAGATTGTAGTTGTTTCACACTCTGTCCCTAATTCTAAATTATTTTTCGGAGAAGTTCCGGAAGAATTTGAAAAGACAATCAGTTTGTCATCTGTACTACCGCAAGACAGCGAAAGAAAAATATCTCATTGGATATACGGTTCATATAACAAAATAGTTGATACCACGATTGATGGCATCAACTATGTTAATAACTCTTATTATAAGAGAAAACCCTATTGGGCTAAAAGAGTTGAAGTTAACTTTTAACCTTCAGCCTCTACTTTGACTTGTAGAGGATAACCTTGACTACGTGCATCAAGTGTTACTTCAATACCACGTTGTTCAGCAATCTCATAAGGTAAAACAGCTACTACAGCACTACCTTCTTCATGGATATTTTGTGTAATAGCACTTGCAGTATCCACAGTATAATTGAAATACTCAATTAGACTACTAACAACGAACTCCATAGTAGTTACATTATCATTCATGTAAATGATTTTGTACATTGGAGGCTCGGCAAGCGATAGGTTAGGTTTGATTTTTGCTTTAGTATCTGTTTTGGACATTTTAACTTCTTTCAGTTATGTGCGGGTTTCCCCGCACATGTGTTTAACGAAACACTATTATATTATTTAGTGTAGTTGATAGCAATGTTCTTGGGCTTTTGTTCTTCTGGAATCTTACGCTCTAGTTTGATAGTTAAGATACCATTTCGTGATGTAGCACCGATAACTTCAACGTGGTCAGCAAGAGTCCAAGAACGTGTAAATGAACGTGCAGAAATGCCGCGATGTAGATATTCTACACCTTCAGCTAACTCGATGACTTGCTCACCTTTGACGATAAGTTGTCCGCGTTCAGTAGTGATTGTGATTTCACCGTCTTTGAATCCAGCTACAGCTAATTCAATAGCGAAAGTATCTTCACTATACTTTACAACGTTGTATGGAGGGTAGTTAGTTTGCTGATTAGTGTGTCGCATCAACTCATCAAATACATTGTCGAAACCGACTGCAAATTTGTGAATAGATGGAATATCTAGGGAACGAAGGCTTAATTGATTTGTCATATTATATCTCCTTTAATAAGCAAGATGACTATTTGTAGACCTCACCATGAGCATCTACAACACGTATTTATTTTAATAAAAACACGCAAAAAATTCTAATATTTTGGTCAGAACAATTTCTTAGGCAAACTTTGGTCGTTAAGATATTTCTTCCAACGTCTTTTAGCTTGCGACTTAGCAATCTTACGCTTAACGGTAGGTTTGACAAACTCCTGTCTGTCACGCACTTCCTGTAGTAGACCGAAATCGGAAATCAACTTTTTGAACTTCCTTAGTGCTTTTTCGGTATTACCGTCATTAACTATAACAACTCGTCCTTTAATCATAACATTGCTTTTGGCTTTAAAATTTGCTCCTGATTAATATTTATCTTTTTTATGTTATTTTCTTTATATTTCTTAGTGTTATACATGTGTGGCATCAATACACGTTCAATTTCAGTATGTAAACCACGTGCCCCTGTCTTTAATTTCAGGGTATTCTCAGCCAATTGTTCGATAGCATCATCAGTGAAATTGACTTCGATACCATCTATTCCTAGCAAATATGTATACTGGTCAATATAATTGTTCTTTACGTTCTTTAGAATCTGAACCATTTCTTCTTTGGTTAAGTCGTTAACTACAACTGTTGTAGTGAAACGGCCGATAAACTCTGGAATCATTCCAAATTTTGTCAAATCATCAGGGGCAACATCTGTCAACTCGGTCTCTGTGTGTGTATCTTTGATTTCTGCCGCAAAACCAATACTTGTACCGTTCCTGCGATTGTTGACAATTTCTTTCAATCCTACAAATGCTCCACCTGCAATGAATAGGATATTCTTTGTATCAATCTCAATCATATCGCCACCGGGATGTTTTCTGCCACCTCCTGCAGGGATACGACAAATAGTTCCTTCAACTAATTTAAGTAATGCTTGCTGTACACCCTCACCCGAAACGTCACGGGTAATACTAGTAGATTCACTCTTACGTGCAATCTTGTCAATTTCATCGATGAACACAATACCACGTTCAGCGAGATTTTTGTCACCATTAGCAGCATTGAGCAACATGCTAATCATTGATTCAACATCGTCACCCACATAACCAGCTTCGGTCAAGCTAGTAGCATCAGCAACAACAAATGGAACTTGCAAATACTTTGCTACTGTCTTAGCCAATAATGTCTTACCTGATCCAGTAGGACCAATCAACAACACGTTACCCTTAGCAATTTCTAAATCTTTCGGTGGATTGGTAATACGTTTATAGTGATTAGCAATAGCCACACTCAATACCATTTTAGCAGCATCCTGCCCAATGATATGTTCATCTAAGAAACTTTTGATTGTTTCGGGGTAGTATTCAGGACTAACGTTATCGTTATCTTCGTCTGCATCTTCGGTCATTAAACTATTGCACAGTTCTATACAGTCACTACAAATAGCAACATCATCCCCGACGATTAATTTTTTAACAGAATCTTTATGATTTCCGCAAAATGAACAATGGTTTAGTTTATTTTCTGTGGTCATATTTTACTTATCTTTTGCAATCATTATCACTAACAATTTGCAATTGTATACTACCGATATCTTTAACTGAACGATATTGGTTATATTGTGCGTCAATAACCATGTCAATTCTACCTTCTTCAACAACATGGTTATTGATAGTTATGCCATTATCAGTGAAATGATACAATGCTGGACCCCAGCCTGACATAAACTGCGGGAGGTAGCATTTTGACACGATTAGTTCGTTGTTTGCGTTTTTAACCAACAATTGCAATCTTATTGGCTTTTTGTGTACATTAGAAACTACATTATCTACACGAATTCTATCTTTGAAATAGTAATGCTTTGCATCAAAGTTAAAGTTACCATTTCTAATAACAATATCACCGGGAGTTCTGTCTAAGAAGTTTTTACGACTGTCTTCCAGTAACGCCAAAGTAGTATTCAATGAGGACAAATAATTTTTGTCCCAATGCATCTTGTAAGGGACGCTGAGAACTAAATTTCGGTAACGGTCTACTTTGACAGAATAGTTTATAATGTTTAACGTATATGCACGTTTTGGATAATCGTTCAAAACATTTTCTAATACACGATCACCATCATTACGTTCTTTGATTATTGTTTGATATTGATTGCTGTATTTGTCACCGTTGAAGTTCTGTGTGTTGGACGACTTAGCAAGAACACGGTCATTGATTTTGTTAGATGATACACTTACATCTATGACTACTTTTATCATACCGCCATGTCGTTGTTCTGAAATAACACGGTAATCATCCACAAAGCCTGCACTATATGCGAGGATATCTTCTTTGGTTAGTTCTTTGATATTTGATTCACGTTCACTGACAATAATTGTGCCAACGTGAATTTCTGTTGCCTTAACGAATGCATCGAGTTTAGCATCGTTGGCTGTACTTCCGTAGCCAGTTACACGAATATAACCTGTAGGTTGTGTACTAGCACAAGCTACCAGCATCAATGCTAGTAGCCAAACTAATTTACGCATGATTAGTTACCGAATTTTTTCATCAGTGAACGGCTTGTACGGTCGCTTTCAAGATCCCAGCGAATAGTCACAGTGACCTCTTGTGGACCAGTAACCTCTTGCTTGACAACTTTGAAGCCACGCAAGATTCCCTCAGCACTGACACGAATAGTTTCTTGCAGTTGATATGCTGTATCATTGCTATTCTCACGGATAGAATAGTTTGTGTCCTTCTCAGCTTCTTTGTCGGACATTTGAACAACTTCACCGACACTTGTGCGGGACTTCATGCGGTCGCTTGCCTTTTCAACGTTTTTAGCGATTGTTTTTGAAACACGCGAACTCGAAACGTCTTCATAGATGAAGTGACGAACCTGAGCACGGGCACGATCACCTGCACGAATTAATGCAGTGCGTCGGTTACTTTCAGTGTTACCATTTGTGGGTGCGGATGCCGTAGATTCAATTGCTGTAATGTTGCAATTTGACTTGTCCCATGTATACCAACGACAATCAGTTTCAATTTTGATTGAATCTTCTTTGAATGATGTAGACAATTTCTGATTGCGAATAGGTTCAAACTCATTCTCACCTCGCTTTGTGGTTGAACAACCTGCAAGAATCATTGAGGCAACAATAATAGACAAACCAAATTTCATTACAATCTCCTAAAAGTATTTGATACTCTTATGATACTCGAAATGGTATTTTAAATCAACGTTTTTGGTTCAAAATTTCTTCGATTTGGGCACGTTCAGAATCTGTTAATAGGTCAGGATCGTACTCTCCGTTACCTACCTTTTCGATTAAGTAATTAGTATACTTTTCGTCTAAGTATGATTCAGATTGTTCTTTGTTGACTTCTATCCATCTGCGTCCGTCAAATTTATACACACGATTCGGTAATGTGTCTACTCTTACGAATATATCGCCCTTATTAGCAACAGCAGGGAAACTTGTTCCAAAATTAGTTTTTGGCTCATACAACTTGTCAGCTTTAAGACTAAACAAATCTGGTCTTAAAGATTTAAGTGCATCCTTGTTTATTTGCTTACCTTCAAACGTCACATATGTTCCGTCAATTTCTTTATATGGACGTTCACGTACACTAGTTACACCCTCAGTTTTTATCTCAGTTGAAACTAGATAGTCACCGGGACGGTCTGCAACATCAACACCAACTGCTAAAATCTCAGGTTTTACTTCTTCGATTTTGGGTTGGATTTCTGGAGTTTTTTTTGGAGAGACCTTTTTAGCAACAGGTTTCTTTTTAACGACTTTTTTTGGCTTCTCTACTACGGTGATTGCTGGAGTTGGGACTTTCTTCTCGCGCTTTTTCTTTGGTTTTTCTTCGACTACTTTTAATTCTTCTTTTGGATGATACACCAAAGGTTTCATATCTTTGAAGTGGTCAAAGCCTGCTAACAAGTATGGGTGTTGTTCAAGTACAGATTTTTCTGGTTCAGTTCGTTTTACAGGATCAGGTTCAGGAAGTTGTTCTTCAACAATAGTTTCTTCCAATGCCTTTTCATCAAAGTCTTTTGGGTGTTCACCTAAATCATTAAACTTAATCGCAGTATCTTTAACTTGCTCTACTTGGTCTTCACTTAACGGACCGTCATCAGGTTCATATGCTGGTTCTTGCTTTTCTATTACAGGTTCTTCTTTGTCCCATTCTTTACTTGCATTTGCAGCAAGAACTAGTGCGATAGCAAGAGGATCAAAAACAATAACAAGTAAAATAATAACCCAGCGTACAGCAGATTCTAGTGTGTTGTTATCAGCAGTGTCCCCATAAATTAATGCAGCAATGTATTTGATAGGGCCGACTTCTGCTTCTACTTTGCGATTTTCTGCCGCAATAGGTGCTCGTTCTTCGTTTAATTTAGCGATTTCTTTCTGTGCTTCGCCAATTTCTTTTTGTAACTTAGCTCGTTCGCCTGCTTGTTGTCTACGAATTTGTACTGCACGTTCTGCACCAGCTTCGCTATCACCACGACTTAAACGCTGGTCAACTTGTGCATCCATCTGTTGCAATGCTTTTCGAGCCAACTCAATATTATCACGCTGAGTTTTAATCTTTTCATCATATAACGCTAGTTTTGCTTGCACATCACCTGATGTAACACCCTGATCCATGTGTGCTTTTGACAAGAAACCAAAGATACCCATGCTTGTTAGTAACGCAAGTGCAACAACAGCGGGAACCAAATACAATTTTAGCACCCAGCTTGCACGATTCCAGTACTTGCGTAACCAAACAGTAGTGGTAATCTTTCCTACTTCTAGGATAGAACCCATGATAATAACAGGAATAACCGCACCTGCAAAGATAGCGGTTAAACCTATAATACTGTAGTAGGCTGCGACGGTACTAAGTGATAATGCGACTAGTAGCGTCAAGTTTGAGAGGCTGGTAATTTTTTTGAACATCCTAATATTTATTATTTTATTATTCGTCAATATCTGTGTATTCTAAAGGTTCCCCGCATGAAGGACAAATTTCAAGACCAGCATGAAATTCTGCATCACTTAGATCACCTTTCCACTCACATTCAGGGCAGTGCATTGGAATGTCTAATAGTTCTTTTTTGTTATTCATCAGTAACACCAAACAAATGTCCAAAGGTATTAACGAATTCTTCAATTGGCATTACTAGTTTTCTAGGAATACCTGGACCTTGTTGTATGTGGTAAGTTACTAAATGTCCACCTCGATCCTCATCTGTAAGTTTAACTTGAAACACTTCGATGCTGTTACCGTCATCAAAAATATGTTTTTTACCTACTAATTCTTGAGGATTCATTCTTCTGCCTCATCAAGCATAGCATTAATTTCTGCTAGACGTTTTTTGCTTTCTTCTTCTTTGGCTACACCTTCAGGTGTCAGTTCAACATCAGATTCGCAGTAAGGACAAATTTTCTTTGCTTCTGCATTTTCATCTTCTGGCCAGTGCCAATCTGCATCGTAGCTTTGACCTGTCCACTTACATTTAGTACACTTATGTGTAGGAGGGGGAGGGGTATTATCTACCCAACTAGATTCATCACCTAGCTCATAAGTAATTTCATACCCTCCCTTACGGTCGGTCCACCAATCATCATATTGGCGATCCCACTCTAGTTCAACATCATTGTCCCAAGCATCGTTGACGATAGTTTCAACATCAACTTCTCCGTTCTCAATATCTTTAAGGAGTTTTTTAATTTCCTTCTTCTTCAAGTCAGGATAAATTTCGCTGAGTGTATCTTCATCGATTTCTACAGCAAATTGTGCATCAACTTGGTGCCATTCATGTTTAACTAGAGTTACCATTTTATTTCCTTATTTCACTTCTGCATCGACTACGGTTTCTTCGTCTGTAGTTTTTTGCTCCGCTTCTTTTGCCTTTTGTTCAGCTTCATACTTTTTGCCTGTGATTGGACCAATTGCTTGATACAATTCAGTTACACTAGTATTGATTGCTTCAACATCATCACCCTCTAAAGCCTTTTCAACTTTAGTTAGTGCATCCTTTGCTTTAGTGCGTTCTTCCTCAGTGACTTCGTCCTTATATTGTTCAAAGTCTTTCTTGAATCCGAAATACGTACCTTCAGCATTGTTTTTAGCTTGAATCAATTCAACTTGTTTCTTGTCGGCTTCTGCATTAGCTTCTGCATCTTTAATCATATTCTGAATTTCTTGTTCTGTCAATCCAGAATTAGACTTAATGGTAATTTTGTTTTCTTTACCGGTGCCCTTATCCTTTGCGCTAATGTGCATGATACCATTTGCGTCAATATCAAAAGTCACTTCAATTTGTGGCACGCCGCGCGGCGCAGGTGCAATGCCATCTAATTTAAATTCACCGAGCAATTTATTATACTGGAAGAATTCGCGTTCACCTTGACCCACTTTGATATCAACTGCAGGCTGATTATCAGAGGCAGTACTAAATGTTTGGCTAGCTTTAGTTGGAATAGTTGTATTCTTTTGAATCAACTTAGTGAACACACCACCCATTGTTTCGATGCCCAAACTCAATGGAGTAACATCAAGCAATAGAACGTCAGTGCGATCACCTGCTAGGACACTTCCTTGAATAGCAGCGCCCGCAGCAACTGCTTCGTCAGGGTTAACGTCTTTACGAGGTGCCTTACCAAACAATTTCTCAACAGCTTCTTGTACTTTAGGCATACGTGTTTGTCCACCAACAAGGATAACCTCGTCAATGTCACTAGCACTTACGCCAGCATCTTTCATTGCAACCTTGCAAGGCTCGATACTGCGCTGGATCAAGTCTTCAACTAAACTCTCAAACTTAGAACGGGAAAGTTTGATGTTCATATGCTTGGGACCATTTGCATCGGCAGTGATGTAAGGCAAGTTAACATCAGTCTGTGCGGAACTAGACAATTCAATCTTAGCTTTTTCAGCGGCTTCTTTTAGACGCTGTAATGCTAGTACGTCTTTAGTCAAGTCAACGCCTTGATCCTTTTTGAATTCATCGACCAAGAAGTCCATGATGCGTTGGTCAAAGTCCTCACCACCTAGGAATGTATCACCGTTTGTAGATAGAACTTCAATTTGCTTATCACCATCAACGTTTGCAATTTCAATAATAGAAACGTCAAATGTACCACCGCCCAAGTCATAGACTGCAACTTTGCGGTCCTTTGTATCTTGCTTATCTACACCGTATGCGAGAGCCGCCGCTGTAGGTTCGTTAATGATACGCAATACTTCTAGACCTGCAATCTTACCTGCATCTTTAGTTGCTTGACGCTGACTGTCGTTGAAGTAAGCAGGAACAGTAATAACTGCTTGTGTTACTTCTGTACCAAGATAATCTTCTGCGGTCTTTTTCATCTTGCGAAGGACCTCAGCAGAAATTTGTGGGGGTGCTAATTTTTTGTCTTGTGCTTGAACCCATGCATCACCGTTTTCATTTTCAATGATGGTATAGGGCATCAAGTTAATATCTTTTTGTACAGCCTCTTCTTTAAACTTGCGACCGATTAGTCGTTTTGCCGCATAGACTGTATTCTTAGGGTTTGTAATTGCTTGTCGTTTTGCTGTAGCACCTACAAGAATTTCATCTTGTGTGTAAGCAACGATTGAGGGGGTTGTTCGTGCGCCTTCACTATTTTCAATGACTTTTGTAGAACCGTTTTCTACAATAGCGACACAAGAGTTGGTTGTACCGAGGTCGATACCGATTACTTTGCTCATATTTTTTCTCCTTTAAAAAGCAAGATTTTCTACAGCCCCGTTTGGGCACTGTAGAAAAGTATTTATCTTACTTATAATACGTGATATCTTTGTGTTTTACAAACAAAATGGTATAGACTTTGTTGTCATATATTAGGGGTAAGTCTAAGTGTACAGAAACCCTAGGGCCTTGTTCCTCATTGATTAGTGTGTCGTTACCGACAGTTCCTACAAAAGGAATCTTGTTCCACTTACCGATTACTCTGTCACCGATATCGTATTTTGCTTGATAGCGATTCAGTTTGAAGTACTCTGCTAAACTTGCCATAATTACATCCAGCTGTGACAAGACCAATTATTTAGATAACGGAAACTTGCACCTTTGTTTACTCCAAAATGTTTTTTGTAGAAAGTGTCATACACCTTAGAATACCGTTTAGTGATAGGTTTGGGAGCATGACAAGCAAGGTAATGTAATCTGATAAATTGTTTTACGATTGTTATTTTGTTGATCCTGTAACCTACAGGGAACCATTCAACACGGGTTTGCCAGTTATAATTATCAACAATACCATTCCTACGAAACTTTATAAGAGTAGGCTTGTCTACAGACTGAGGTCTGAACTTATTCATTTGCATTTTTCTTTGCGTTTTGGTAAATCTTAGAACCAAGATCGCATAGAGGCTTGATAATAAAGATACCCCAGATAATTCCAGAGACAAAGAGTGCGAGTTCCTGCAATGTCACTTTTTCACCTCATGCGGGAAGTTGATATAACCCAATTCAGCCTTAACCATTTCTGCTGTATAGTTAGTGGGCATTGAATAAATTGAGTAACCCTTGTCAAACAACTTTTTAGCGTACATCTTATTGTAAAGAAATGCCATAACGATTCCTACGACACCCCATGTAAACATACAACCGATGATAATTAGAATACCTGTGAGCCAGTCACCGCGAAAAAGTGCAGGGAAACCGCCAAAGAAGAATGTTGTCCAAGAGAATCCAAGGGGAACATTTTTAACTTCTGCGCCATTTGAAACTGAGATTGTTGTGTGTGCCATTTTAATTTCCTTTGAGGTTTGATTTAACGTCCGCGATAATCTTTTTCGCGTCTTTCATGTTAGTAGATTCTAGCATAGCTTCTAGTAGAGAGTCAACAAAATCGTTCCAATATGGGTATTTTTGTTGCCAGTTGATTGAATAGTTGAAATAGAAATCGTCTTTCTTTTCGTCCATTTTAGCGGCCAATCACAATTTTGTACACGCCAGCCACCAATACAACAGGAGTAGCCATGACAATCAAAAAGGCAATTGCGTTCAAAATATTTTCCATTTTAATTTCCTTTAAAAGAGTTTTTACCTCTAACATGAATCAAGGAGCTAACTTCTTCTTTGTGTACCGGGCACACATAAAATAATGTTGTATGTCCTTGATATTCTGCCTCTACTTTGATGTAGTCTACATCTGTAACATCGTGGTAGTCAAAGCATTTGGTACAGTAGACTTGGTCTACATTTTCGTTTCTGTTTGTCACATTATATTACTTCCTCAAAATTGCAAGCATTTGTTGCCTGTTGTTCTCAATCCACTGTTCTGCGACCTTAATCATAAATTCAGCATGTTCCAAACTTGATGGAACGATGACCTTCTCACCTCGCTGTAGTTCTTCAAGTAAGAGAATTTTTTCAGTATCAGAGTAGGGAATCATTCTTCAACTCCGAAATGTTGTTTGATCCTGTCTTTGATAACTTCGGAAACATTGCCATTGATACCATCTTCACGGCTATACCAAACCTGTTCCATACATTCCTTGACAATCAACTCGGCGAACTCTTGCTTATCTTCTTCGGTCCAAACCAATCCACAGTTGCCATTTTGTTGTTGGATCAATTCAAAAATTCGTTCGTTCATTCTTCAACTCCGCAAAGTTTCAAAATTTCTTTTCTATACTTTCCATCTTCAAAGTTGTCGGCAATGTGATACATCAATGTGTAGCAACCCATTGCGGCTATTTCATCGTGTTCAGGACGATATTCAACACCAGCAAGACTGGCAAACTCTGGTCCCCAGTATTGTTTGGTGTCCTCAATATAATTATTTGTCATCACGGAACCTCACAAAGCGAGGGAAACGAAGGCTGTAAGTACCATCTTGGTTCTGTGTAATCACATCGCACAGGATCTCGGCAGTGCGACCAATAATCAAATTACTGTCACGCCAGTAGTTGTCACGATCCTCGTCACTGAAGCCACTGCCGACATTCACTTGAATAAACTTACCGTCGTCCTCACCCTCACAAACAAGAGCGCCAAGACGACCTACATTGCGACCAGTACCTTCTTCAAGACCAACAACGGTCAAGTCAACAGTAATAGTAGGCTTCCACTTCATCCAGAATGTGTTACGCTTGCATTCATAGGGAGCATTTGTGTCTTTAATCATAATTCCCTCGAATCCTGCATTGACTTGATCCTTAGCATAGCGATTCAGTTGATCCTTACCTGCGGCAGTGTCAAGGTCAACCATGATGTGAGGTAGTAGTTCAACATTGGGCATGTTGTCAATCACTGGCCGCATACCCTCAAGAATCATAATGCGTTTGTGCAGTTGAGCATTCCAATAGCCTCGACGGAAATCATCAAGACCAATAATGTCAAAGATATTGAACACGCTATCGGTTGCTTGTACATTTTCTTTACGGCGTGCTTGTCGCATCAATTCTTGGAAGGTGTTACCAATCACTTCACCGTCAAGTACGAAACCTTTAGTGAAGTCACTACCATAACGGTCTTTGATTGTGCGAACAAGTTTTGTAAAGTTATTACTAACTTGTTCCTCAATGTGTGTAAAGTTCTCAAAGATTTTGCCATTACGGCTATAGCAAGTTGTAACGACCTCACCTGCATCATTGTAAATCGCTACAAGCAACACGCGAACACCATCCAACTTAGGCTCAAGTCGTTTGATACCCTTCATTTCAGGGCGACCTTCGCTATTGGTTGCAAGTTGACAACCAAAGATAGGAATCTCGTATTCAGTTTTCTTACAGATTTTGTTGATGGTCTTGTCACTGATACCTGCACGAAGGTCTCGGCGAATGACAGGAGCACAGAATGTATTCCATTCTTCACTGTCAAAACGATATGCCATTTCTTCAATAGCATCATGTGCGGCATTGCCAGTCAATTCACGTTTGGTGAGTTTGATAAGCAATTCATTGAAGTCACTCCAAGGATTCTCAGCGCCAGTGACACCCACAGTATCGGGAACTTTGCGTACACCGAACGTCACGAAAGGATTATAACAGGCTTTAGTCAAACCCAAAAAGATTTGACTGTTAACAGAACCTAGTGTAGCTGCCTCGAGGGCTTGTTTGATAACATCCTCTTTGTGAAGGCGACTGTCAGATTCGTTTAGCTTTTTAATCCAAGATGCAGACATTTATATTCCTTAGAAGGGCCACGCACTGTTCGGGTCAAGAGGCTTGCGCGGGGGCATGGGTTTCAATTCAACTTCTTCCTCTGAAATGATATTATAATCGGAATAGGTTATTTTGTCAACTTTGTAAGGTCCGTAAATTGTAATACTTTCGTAGTCAATTAACCAGTCATGTTCACCGTCAACTAGCCAACCCAAGCCACCGTCATACCATGCGTCTTCGATTTCTTGTTTTTCTTCGTCGGTAAAGTCATCATCATAATCAAAGTCAACACTGATTAAGTCATCCAATTCACACCCATCACCTAGTGCAGGATCGACAACGCAACGTTTGGTTTCAATGAAGGGAATATCATCCTCAGAATCTACGAATCCTTGACCCCAACGATATAGTTCAGTGATAGTGAACCCTTTAGTGCTACCGTCAGGTAGTTCTTTGTATACATCGTAAAATGCCTCAATAGATTTTTTATCTACTGGACGAATACGATACAAAACTTCATTCTCCAATTTGTTTCTCCTCTTGTAGAATATTAAACAGTTCAAGACCGCTGACTGTCTCCATAGTACTGTCTAGGTCAGCTAGAGTTTTTTCTAGTTGGTCTCTGGTCCTCTTCAAAATATCAGGACGAATACTACGCACAAATTGGCTAGTAGTAACCATGCGTTTCAAGTTACATTCAGCGCCAACTGCCGACATTGCTTCTTTGTTAAAGCCTTCACCGTAGGGGCTTTTGAATCCATTGAGAAACGCAAGTTCTTCAATTGACACTTCGCACAATACACGGGTATTGTCTACTTTAGCAATTATTTTCATTATAGCCACCTCAATGCAAACCATTCAAAATTTTTACGAATACTGAATCCGTAACCATGTGTAGTACTAGATTCGTGTAGAGCACCTACATCGTTTTTTTGCATCCAAGATAACATTTGTAAAAGTTCATCAAATGTTTTTACAAAATAATGGTTGCTTGGATAACCTGCGACTTGATAGACTTTCATAACCACCTCAATAAAAATGCAGTACGGTCGCGCTCGTATTTGAAGTAAATGGTTTCCCAATTCCACGTCCAGTTGTTGCCCAGGTGTTCTTCACACCAAAACAGGATATCTTCCATCGGTGCCACCCCATTATACTGCCAGCTGGGGAATGTTTTTGTGACAAGTTGTGCAGATTGCCAACGGTCCCAGCTGCCGAGACAATGTTCAACGCCGACAAAATTTATCAACTTGTCTTGCAAAGTTGCATGAAGCAAGTCCATGGTAAGTGTATCTTTGACTTTCATCACCAGCTACTATTGTAAAATACTTTACGCTTTAAAAACAATTCTGCCTTAGCATTGACACAGAATTCTAGGTCTTTCTCGTAATAATAATCATCGCTTGGATTACCAAAGAAGAACCCTTTAGTGCCTAGGTTGGACACTACCCCCGACCTGATATCTTTCTCAAGTTTATCAATATCGTCCCAAGTCAATTCAAGTTCAACCCCGTTGAACATATTACACTCTCCGCCCTTTTCAAAGAAAAGGTTTTCCATCCATCCTTGCAGATTAGGATGCTTACGCCAGTAAGCAATCTCTTGCCTACTAGGATCATTCCAATCAGTTTTAGCCTTATTGGCAATGTATGCGTATTGGTCTAGTCCCATGATTATCTCACTTTGCGGTTTCAGTTGCGATATCTTTAGTCTTTTCAATACCCTTGTCAAGCATTCGGGCAATGCCGGAGAAGCCCACGGTGCTGACTACAATACCAAAAATAGTTCCGATAATAAACATCCTCACGATGGGCTCTCCTTTAATTAGCCAAGTTCGGCTTGGAAACGAATAAGACTGTCTTTAAATTTTGCACGATCCAAAGTCGGATCATTAAGCACACCGTCAATGTCATTGACCGTGAATTTGAGATTATGGCTAGCAGTCATAATTGAGCCGACCTTTACATCATAGGGATCGTTGCTAGACAAAAATTTATTGACTACGGTCAAAAACTTTTTTTCATAGTCATCATTTGATCCAAAAATCTTTTTCAAAAAATTCAACATTTTAAATTTCCTTTACGCGGTTAAGTTGTGTGCTGTTATCGCGGAATGCTTTAACAGTTCCTTGAATTGTAGCACGGGCTCCAATATTCAGCTGCCTCTTATATGCAAAAAACACCACTTTGTCATCACCAGTTAGCCCAGTTACATAAAAAGTGTTCCAATTTTGTGACCAAACACATTTCAATACTTCGATTTCGGTTGAAACTTTTTCACCCAAATTACCCAGATAGCCACCACGTGCAAAATTGATACGACGGTTAACATCATCACGCTTGACATATTTTTCGTAAGTAGCAGGCAAGCTAATAATAATAGCAAACTCAAATCGGCTGTTAATTTCAGATTTGCATGCGGCGTCATAAGCACCTTGCATGAAGTCAGATAGTTTCTTACCCTCAATCACTTTGAAGGTCAGACCCATAAAGTAGCGGCGCATTGCCTCACTAGCGTCACGGCTTTCTTGTGTAATTTGAGTAGGGTCGGCTAGTAGCTCCTCAACAATCATACGATTGGGACGATGACCTTCAACGCCAGGAGCGATAGCCTTGACGTATTGATTACCGTTTTGAATGTACGCTTGCCAACTTGCGGCCCACACATCATCGGCTTTGTAACTCGTTTCAACCTTAGGAGCACGGGGTACGGGTTTACGGTATGCGTGGGGGTTGCGATAGGTCTTGCGATAGTCATCAGGATAATCATCGTCCATCTGGCCGAGGCGCTTAACTTGTTCGGCGGACCAACCAGAAACGTCAACAAAACCATTCATGTTCATTCCTTAGACAACAAAATCAAACAAGTAACCATAAGAGCCATCGGGGTTAACTTGAATTTTTGTGTTCAGTTCTTTGGAGAGTTTTTTTGCGATTTTGTTTGCATCACCAGCATTGCAAACCACGCACAATGTGCCACAGAAAAATTCTGCCAAATTGTCTTGCTTGAGAACTTTTGCGACTTTGTCCAGAACAACTGTTTCGAAACCCATTTCGTGCTCCTTTAATCAATCAATATATGTATTGTATGCCCAAATAGATTTATTGTCAAGCCGTGGAAAAGCCCCGAGAACGGGGCCAAAATGTAATACTAAGTATTACTTTTTAGACTGTGTACTTTGATTTACAAATGCATACATTTTTTCCGCAGTCTCAAGGACCTTGTCAAGTCCTGGGAACTCGGGCATGTTGACAGTGGAGACAAGTTGACCTGTCTTTTCATCGCGCTTTGCTGACATTTCCCAACCATGAAACTTCATAGAGTATTCTGATTGAATCATATCCTTAGCCATTGCTAGGATATCTGCACGGATTTCATATCCGTTTTTGTTGAATTTAAGTTCGGGCATTTTTGGTAGATTGTCTGACATTTTGTGTCTCCTTAAAAGTGTGTTTGTGTGTGTACTATAACAGAGTTGTTCTGTCACAGCAAGGGTTTTGGCATGATTGCATTGGCCCACAATTCCTTGTAACGCTTACGCAGTCTTGCAAACTCAACCATGATTTCATTGTGTTCTTTCCATAGTTGAGCATTACTTTCAAAAACATTTGCTTGAGGAACTTGTAGTGCCGCTGTGCGTTCACCTGCACCTCTTGACTTTGTTTTTAAATCATGTTTGCTTGCCAAGTGTTGAATCACTTTATTATCTTCGATGCATTGCATATAGACTTCTGGAATGTGATGGAACTTAGCCCATGTTAGCATTTCAGATATGAGTTGGTCTCCTATGCCCTGTCGTTGATATTCGTGGTCAACACTGACAGCAAGTTCCCAAGAACCATCTTCGTTCTTGGCCATGTGACCCCATCCAACACGGTTATCATCAATCTTTGCATACCATAGTTCATGGTCTTTTGGATTGTAACACATATTCAAAATTAACTGGTCGATATTGTAATCACTGATAATGTAGCCAAATCGTGAATACCTATCTTCGTCAGTAAGATTTTTTAGATGCCTACTATACTCAGGAATTTTGTATATAGTTGTGTGTTGGACGTATACGGTCATAGTATATTCTTATATTTCTCTGCCTTGTAAGCCTTTGCTTGTTGAATGGCTTCTAGGATAGAAATAAGAATTTGTTTAATTGTTTTCATATGACTCCTTGTTTTTGTTTTTGGTCAAACTCTCTAGTTAGTCTTTCAACATCACCAGCGTTTTTAGGATCATTGCGTACAATGTATTCCTCTAACTTGGAACCATATGTGTTGGCTTTGTCATCAGCTAGGGCAGGTATTAATGCTCCTAGGATGAGTATTACCAATGCAGAGATTAATACGCCGAACATGATTACTTAGCCTTCTTGGATTTAGCAGAAACTGCAGGCACGAAAGACTTAACACCTTCAGTCATTTCATCAAAGAAAGACTTGCTTGTTAAAATCATACCCAAACTTGTAGAAGCAGCGATACCTGCATCAATAGCTGATTTGGTGTATTTTGTTTGTGAATCGACAAAATTAGTTAGTGCGTTTGCGATACCTTCGTGCTTAACGAAAGTCTCAACGAATTGCTTTTTGCCATTTTGGATCGCGTCAACCGCGGCGTGTGCGAATGTATTAAACATAATTTTCTCCTGTGTAAGTGTGTTTAAAAATGCCCTTTTATGGAGAGGGCTAACTCCATAAGTATTTATGCCTTAGTATATCATACTTCACGAAACTTTTGTAGAGCTTTGTCTCTAATTTCAGCTAATCGTTTTGTGATGTGATCTGGTAAATCATCATCTTCAAATATCACCCGAAATCTAGGAGTTTCGTACTTACGATATCCTACATGCAAATCCTCATCTTCTATAGTGTCATTGGGATCGACCCCTGCCAATATAGAAGATTTGCGTAGAGGATTACTTCTTAGGAGCTTCGGCTTTGGAATCCTTGGCAGGTGCGCTTTTGGTGGCGTCCGCTTTGGGTGCAGCCTTGTCTTCCTTCTTCTTTGCTAACTTCATTTCAGTCTTAGGAGCACTTGCAGTTGCAGCTGGTGCTGTTGCAGCTGGTGCGGGAGCAGCAGGTGCCTTAGCAGGTTCTGCGGCGAATGCTGTAAAAGATAATGCAGTTAATGTTGCGATTGCTAATTGTTTCATTTGTATCTCCTTGTGAAAATGAAGTAGATTTAGCGTCTACAATATAATAACGCCTCACACGGTGAGGCCGTTGACAAGATTAACCACCGCGTCCTGTTTTTCTCATAACGCTTGAACCAAAACCTTTACTTGGTTTGGGTGCCTTTTCTTGTTGTACTAACTTAGCTTTTGCTGCTGGCACCTTATTTTTAACTGATTGTGCAGCCTTGATTGCGTCTAGGAAATTTGTTTTCTTTTCTGTCATCTTCGTACCTTTACTGAATCTAAATAACCTTGTATGCCACCATACAATTCTACTAACATAGCAATTTTACTATCATACAATCTTATGAAAGGATTCGCTAGCTTAGTATCATTTTTATTTACCCCTATATAGTAGGGGCATTTAAGTTTCTTGCCGCAGTTGCTGACAAACGAATACCATGATTCATGTTTTACTGACAATGGTAAATCAAAGAATTCTATCTCAGCGGTTCTAAACGCAAAATCACCCAATGGGGTTAGACGCAATCCTTCACCTGATTTGGTGAACCACCATTCAGATATAGTTTTTTCTATTGGATCGTTGATAGACGGAAGCTGTGCCAATACGGCTTCAGTTATTATTTGTTTTCTAGACCGCTTGTCACTCTGCGGTTGGGTAAACTTTGTATCCATTGTTCATAAACACAACGGAAAACTTGTCAGTTTTAAATTGACTGTTTAGTTTCCTACACAAGTTCCTTGCATGACCAGGGTTGCTGAAACTTGTTTTCTTATACTTAGGTGTTGCTTCGTTATCTAAGTAATGCTGTGACTTTAAGTTGATAGGCTGGCCATCATAGAACACGGCCCAAATGCCTGCGGCTTCGACAATCTGGTCACACTTGTATGTAACTTTGTCTACGATTTCTAATAGTACCTTGGGTTGTGTTCTACTCATTTAAAACTGCCGCCTTTTAACTCTACCTGTATTACAGGGTCCGATTTATTTTGTTCCTTGTTTTCTTGTAATTCGTATAAGTCTGCTAATAATTTACTTAATTCGTCACGTAATCCTTTTGCTTCAATGACAGGTAAGATTACACTGGTAGATTGTTTACTCTCAGCATAGCTTACCTTTTCAATAAAACGTTTGATATTTAACATTCTTTATTTATCTTGTCTAGGGCCTCGGTTTTCGTTTTAAAAGGACCTTCATACGGATAACGCTGTACAAAAATGTATTTTGGGCAAAAAACTGTTTCTTTTTCTTGTCCTTGCTGAATATTAAACCAACCTGCAACATAGTAACACTTGCTTTTAGGTGTCTTAGTATATAGATGCAGTTTTCGTTTTACATCCAATACTGAATTATATACCTTACTTGTTGTGGGGTATTCATCAAAAGGTGTTTCGTTCTTTTGAGGCTTTGCAGGGCTGGTAAATTCGATATGAACCTGTTTTTCAATAGCTTTAGTATTTTTAAAGTGTGCTTTGCTACCATTCAACTTTACTTCAAAGCCACTACCGTCGGCAATAACATTCCCTACTTTTTCGTTGCCATCAGTGACGATCCAATATTGATTTTTAACTACAGGTTTCGCTATTAGTGACATTTTTTCTCCTCATTCGATTCTAAATAAAACATTCCTACTTTAACCATGTTCTCTGCATGTTGTTTATCTTTAGGCAGAATTACAAGTTCACCTTTGTTTAATTTTTCTAATTGTTCCTGCATGGGTGCAATGTGATGGTCGTACAACTGCTCCATTGTTTTATATAAACCTAGACGTTCTTCATCGGTCATACCAGCGACCCAAGGCGGATCGTTTGGACTCTTTTTCAGTCCATAGTCATGTCTATATGTCATGCACATGTCATGGATGATTTCATTTTTGTTCATTATGTTCCTTCGTTAGTTCACAAACTAACAAAAAATGTTCATACGCTTTTTTTACTGCAGGATTAGTCAGTAATTTTTCTGCTTCTTCTTGCATAGCCCTTACACCAGCCTCAGCACATTCACGTACACTTGACCCGTATAGTGTACATAGGTCTTCTCCGAATTCTTTAGCAAGATTTTCCCATGCTAGTTTTTGACCCTCTGTTAGAGGCTTACGATGTGGTTTTAGTTCGCTTTGCTTAGTGATAGCATTGCAAATAGCATCCTCAGCAACACGACCTGCGGCAATCATAGGACCATATGCAGGATCAATCTTGTAGCGAGTAGACTGGCCACCTGGATAACTCATAATGATATGAGTGCCCTTAGGCAGTGCATCCAGTAAGTTACTATCGTATTCACTTACCGGTACATACTTGCGTCCAACTTTTTCGTAGAAAACTTTTTTCATTCTTTGAATGCTTCCCAGAATAATTCACTGTCTTTGACATAAGCAACAGGCTTGAGCCAGCCCCTGTCAATGCATTCTGTAATAACTTCTTTATAAGTGTTTGGGCAACTACGACTGATTTCAAATCCTGCTCTGGGCATGATAGTAATACCATCCCTAAGCATAAAGCCCTTCTCGCCTTTGCGAATAGTTCTAACAGAAGATTGTTCTACTTTGTATGTCATTTTTTCAACTCTTCCCACATCATCTTCTTTGCCCGAGCATCTAATTCTTCGTTCTGTTGCTTCAACATCAATGGAGCAAATTGTTCAACAAAATTAATAATTGCCTCTTTACCCTGACCTTCAAAATGATTATACTCACCCTTTTTACCAATACTAGATTGGTAATAAGATTCCCTGTCATTTAATACTGCAAGGATTCCTGCGTATAACTGTTTTTCTAAAACGTTACTCATGTACCTTACCCGTATACGGAGTATTAAGCCATTTAGCATATGCATCGGCTTGTTCAGAAATTTTATTAAGTTCATACTTGCCACAGAATTTCATAAAGTGAACACCAACCTGCGGAGTAGTTGTAACTCGCACAGATTCACGGATACGCTGGTCAACCTTTTGCTTGATATCATCGGGTTGTGCTGTTAGGTCAATCAGCATCTTATTGCGTTCGTAGCAGTCACGGACACGCTGTTCAACACCATTATGGTCAGTCCAACGTTGCAACATAAAGTTATTCCACTGAAAGCCTTGACCTTCACGATCCTCAAACGCTTCCATAATGCCAACTTTGTTCTTAGAACCTTTTTCACGCACACCGGGATATGCAGTGAATACGTTATCCCCACCGTCTCCCCTAATAATCTTTTTGAACAGTAGATATTCAGGAGTGCCTTCAAGTAATTTAGGTTCTTTAGTCTTTTTGTCTAGTACGGGCTTACCGCTATCTTTGAAGTAGCCCTGCAATGTAATCAGTTCGTTAGTAACACCGTTGTATTGCTTCACGTTTTCACTAATCAACTGTACGTAGTCTGAGTCCGTTGAAATTATAAAATGCTCGTCATTGGGATGAAGGTGAATGAAACGGGCGATCATGTCATCTGCCTCAGCATTTTCGTGACGCAATACGCTTACGTTAGTTTTTTCTTTGAGATATGTAGTGAAGGCTTCGTAAGTAGACCAGAACATTTCGTTCTCTTCCTTCTCAGCCTGTGTTTGTGACATTGCATCTACGATGCGATTTTTCTTATAGGGCTCATATACTGCTTTGCGCCACGATTTACCTTCTAAGCAAAACACAACATGGTCAATCTTATGATTGCGAACAATCTGATTGACCGATGCAAGTGTCAAGTGTAGTGCAAATGCTGCCTTTTCTTCAGGATCGCTGTTACGACTTGCAACGTGTCGTGCGCGGAAGAAAGTGTTAGCGGTGTCAATGAGTGCGTATTTCATGTGTGGGGTTTATATATAGTTGAATAATATGCGTATATTATACGACTATTTTGCATTATTGTCAAACATTAGAAGCCTTCAAGATACTTTTCTGGGTATCTCAGTGCGTTATCCATAAAGTCCTTTAGATTGGAACTTTCTCGTGTAAGCGGAAGGTGTTCCTTTTTGACAATGTAAATTCCTGGAATACTAGCAATTTTTTTGCGATAGTACTTTTCCAAAACATCCACAGTGATACCCGTTTCCGCAATATTGATATATTCGGTTCGGTTGTATCCATTGAACTTGGAAAAGTGTTTTTTGAAGTAGACTTTACCATCGTCTTCAAGGGTTCGAATTTTACCCTCAAGCCCGGGACGTGCGACACACAAAAAGTGGATAGTAACTTCATTACCACCTTTAGAGTAGCCACCAATTCGGGAACCGATATCCTCAGTAATCCCGGGCTTAGAGTATTTTTCTTTACCCTGCACTTCTGCAATGTAAAGACCTTGTGTCATTGTGCAATCAGGTCTTGTGTTTCTTGAGGCAGTGCATGAAACAATGTATAGTCATTGTCATCATAATCTTCCAAAAATGTTGTAGAAACATTCTTAAATGTACCACCTGCTTGATAATAGATTTGCAACAACAATGCCAAAGAAACATCTGCAGGAGTACTAGGAACCTTTTCGTCCGGATTCGCAACACGATACCACTGTTTGTATGTCGCCTCAGCAAGTCGACGGAACTCTGCAGGAGAACCTGAGATATTTCGGATAACATTACCTAGTGCAATAACAAAATCTTTTACGTCTTTGTTTTTTAGAGACTTAACACCTTTAATTTTGTTACGTAGGCTCACCATAGGCAGAACTTCAAATGAATCAACAGAACGGTCATCCCAATTCCATTGGTGAATTTGACACCACCAGTGCATATCATCCTCAGCAACATCTTTCAACAAGTCAACACGACTAAAAGCACCGGGCTTGTCAATGTTTTCGTCATCGTTTTCATGTACTGCAATAATGTTGTATGATTCCATGATAACTTGTTTTGCGTAGGCATCCTCGTACAGGTCTTTAGTGACAGTATTGGGATTGTCTTGTCGCTTAGACAATACATAGTTTTTCCACTTGTCAAAATAAACAAGTTTCAGTTTGTCGTTGCCGTTGATACCCAAAAAATGTTCACGGGCAAAAGTAAAATTGTGGAACTCAACAACTTGGCATTTGACTTTAACGTCAGTCCAATTGTCGGCAGTGATTCCAACATCACTAAAATAACCCCACTTAGCCAATACACCATACGACACCGCAGTGTGTTGACCGTCGATAATGTAATAATAGTATTGGTTTTTGATTTTAATTTTCAATACGTTAACGTATTGGACTTTCTTTTCATCGTAGTTTTCAACGATTTTTTTCACATGACCGTGGTTAAGTGGGCGCTGTACTGCAAGTGCGCTTAGAAGGTCAGCAAGTTTAATTTCTTCATAGAAAGGAAGTTTGTTGTATGAAATAGCTTTGTGGTTCTTTTTAACGTTACGTTTGGCAATGCCTGCCAATGTATCAGACATAAAACCATTAACCAATGTTTCTAGAGTCTTAGCCTCATGGTCATTGGGTTTTTTATCAAGTGTGTTTACTGGACGATCTGCGGCATCAACTACAGGCAAGGGACTAGTCTGAGACAGCACATCAATTTGAGCATTAAGTAGAGATTTCACAAGGGCTTTCTTTGCTTTTTTAGCACTAGGTTTTTTAACAGTGTCTTTAGACAATTTAGACGAAGCAAGTTTTTTAGTTGCCATGAAAGGGCTCCTTTAGTTGAAAGAACTCTTATTGTATGACAGTGTGGTTTTACTGTCAACCTAAAAAATGAATACTTTTAACTTACTTCAGTGCGACCATCACCGATATCCCGAGTTCTAACAACTCGCATATCTCTGTTTTCAGGGTCAGCTTGATTTTGCTCATAAAGTTCTAATGCAATGTTCCTGCATACAGTCTGGAACCAACGGTCTACTATTTGTGCATCAGTGTCATCATTACGAATCTTGTATCCTGACTTGACCAAATTGATAACAAACTTTTCATTGTAGTCAAGTTCAAACGAACCATTGTTGATATCGTTAGGATCTACATCAACTTTTAGTATACTAATGTATGGTTCGTTGTTACTTGTTGCAATTTCTTTTGGTGTTAGTTGAATCTTGGGTTTCTTTGGTTGTCGAGGTTTCTTCTCCTTCTTAGGAGCTTCTACCTTTACAGGTTCTGGCTTTTTGCCAAATAATTTATCAAACAGTCCCATTTACATATTCCTCATATAGTTTGAACGATGCAAGGTTCTTAGCCTTAGATTCGCACATGATATCGAATTTATCATAAAAAGTCATTGCCCATTTATTTACTGCATTGTTCCAATAGTAGTCAGAATGTGCGCGGAGCTTTTGTTTGTTCTTGCCACTAGCGATTAGGCTTTCACGGCATGGTAGAGTATCAACGCAATGATTAACAAGGATATCTTCGCGTGAAACACTATAATGTAAAGTAGGGCGAATGCCGCGCCAAGAGTCAATAACCCGCTGAACCCGCTCTTCGGTGACAGCCAAGTATTCTCCCTCTCTGACCCAGTGATGATGAATGTCCAAAACAATTGGAAGCAAATCAGATAAACTAAGGCAATCGTCAAGTCCCCATGCATTTTCTTCGTTCTCGATAGTGATACAGTTACGTGCTTCGGGAGATAGACGTTGATATGCTTTGCGAATACCTTCGGGACCTTGACGACCGCTGATATGAACATTAATCTTCATATCCTGAAATGTCTTGCCATAGCCCATCCAGCGAGCCATATCAGTATGATACTCAAACTCCTCGATACTCTTATTTACAATGTTTTCATTCTCGCTTGCAAGAACTACAAACTGGTCAGGGTGAAACGAAAGACGAACATTGTTAGCACGTGCAGTCTCACCGATAGGAGCCATCCAACGTTCAAGGCTAGCTTGAATGTCGGGTCGTTGCCAAAAGTACTTGTATTCATCCATAGTATAGAATGAAAGCATGTCGCTTGTTATACGCAACATACGCAATGGTTCGGGTAGTGTTGCGACCTTTTTGACAAGATTGTGTGTATTCATAATGTTGGTCTTAGCAACATCAATAATCTTGTCCTCGACAACTTGCTTAGATGTTTGTCGTTTTGCCCATGCAAACGTAGTGCCGCCGGTGTTAAGACCTTCGACTGACGAAATCTCGCCTTTTTTGTTAATTTCAGCGAATTTACAAGCGAAACCGAGACGTTTAGTACTAATATTGAAAGAGTGCATGAGTAGACCAAAATGATAAATAATAGATACAGTGTAGCATAGTTACGCAATAAAGTCAACTACTTACGGATTATTTATGAAAATTCAACAATTAATGGAAGGCGCAACGCCCAAACTACCCGGAGCTTTTGCAGGTGTACAAGTTATGACACCTCAGCAATTCGTCGCTAAGAGTGCAATGGGTCAAGAACCCAAACCAGAAGAGGAAGTGGCAGAAGCAGATGGTGACTTACTAGGTGCCCAAACTCGCCCATTCGGTGGACAAGAGTTTCAAGACTATATGGGTCGCATTGCTAGTCGTGAAAAGGGCAAGACTGACAAATACAAACTTCCATACATTCACCGTTCAAGTGTAATCAAGTATTACAATGAAGCTGGTAAGCGTTATGATGAAGAACAAATCATTGAAGCATTAAAGCAACGCCCAAAGAAATTACTAAAGCAAAACGAAAAGATGAAACACAGTAACGGAGAACTAGAACAGTTCTTCAATATTGGTTTCGCTGCATTAGTTGGTATTGCTGTTGACGAAAAGAACAACAATCTAGTTATCGTTAATACATGTCCAGGCGCTGGATCATGTAAAGTAGATTGCTTTGCTATGAAGGGCGGCAAGGTTCAGTTTGAAGGTCCTTGGTTAAGTGATGGTCGTATTCTTACATATCTATTGAACGATCCAAATGGTTTCTTCCAGCAATTAAGTGCAGAGATATCTAAAGAAGAAAAAGCAGGTCAAAAAGGTGGTTATAGAGTAACTATTCGTTGGCACGATGCAGGCGACTTCTTTAGCCCTGAATACGTTGACATGGCGTATAAATTAGCAAACGCACATCCTAATGTACAGTTCTATGCTTACACAAAGATGGGTGATGTTGCAGTTGGTGAGAAGCCAGATAACTTCATCATTAACTGGAGTGAAGGTGCTCACACAAGCCAAGAGAAAAAAGTTAAGGCAGCTGATCCTAGCTTGGAGCGAACAAAGAACAGTAGAATTGTTCCTACAAATCTATTCTATGACTTGTTAGTTAAGGACGAAAAGAAAAACTTAGTTAAGGGTCCGGGTGGCCAATGGCAAGTGATACCTGCTAAGTTACCTGAACTAAAACAGCGTTTAGCAAAGCAGTACGGAATCAGTGCTAACTCTATTTTGTCATACGATGAATGGGATGCTAAGACTGACGGTGGTAAGAAAGAAACTCCTGTCAAGTATAATGTCATCATCACTCC